ACAATTACTTGTTTTAAATATAAATCAGCTTAAAAACGATTCTAGTTCGTTTAATACTGTTTGTTTATTTTCTGGATAAGTTTATCAAAATGCTTAATTTTGGTAATAATTTCTTCGATTTGTTCATGTTCTGGATTGTCAATGAAAACTTCATTGTTCTGATATATCCTTAGTTCGATTTGTATATCGATTGGTTTGATGTTATATTCTAAACAAAATAGAGCTGCATAAATATATAACTGCTCTATGTGTACAGGTTTACTACCTGTCTTTAAATCATGTATTCTTAAAAAATTATTTCTAAAAGATATAGCGTCAGCTGTACCAAAGAAATTCTCTGAATAGAATAATACAACTTCAGTACTCATACAATAACCTATCGCATCATTTACATAGTTGTAAAGTGTTTTATTTGATCTAGGTTGTTTTATTCCAAGATCAATTGTGTTCTTTGCCCATTCGTGTAACTTAGTACCTAATTCTGCAGCACGCATATTATTATATACCTCAATTGCGTGCTCATCGTCATATCTTAACCAACTTGATTTACTTGCTCCAAATGGTGCATGCAAACCAGTTAAATTATAGTGATCGTTAAAAACCATTTTATAATGCCCTCCATACTAATACAATTACTTGTTTTAAATATAAATCAGCTTAAAAACGATTCTAGTTCGTTTAATACTGTTTGTTTATTTTCTGGATAAATTATTCTAGAAAATGACATGCTGTTCATTTTGTCAACGTAATAATCCTGATTAGGTTGATGCTTAGCTTTAGCATTTCTTTTGTTTTCCAAAGTAGCCCATTTATTTTTATATAAAATTAATAAATCAGGAATACCTTGAATATCACTTGAATCTAATTTTGTAATTATAGAGTCTGGATATTTTTTCTTTAACTCTTTTCGTAGCTCTTTCTGAAATTCATTTTCTTTTTTCATTAGCCCCCCAAAAATAAAAACATAATAGAACAATAACTAAGATTGTTCCTCTTCTCTCTATAACAGGACAACATTTTCACGCGAATTTTAAAAAGATAATATATATACTTAACACTTTTGTAAGTACATGAACGCACACTTAACACTTTCGTAAGCACACGGACGTACACATCTGTACACTGAATGCATAAAATTATTAAAAACTAAAAATTGTCAAATGCACAACTTGAGTTTTCATTTTATCAAATTCTCAAATTGCAAAAATTATTTTATCAAATTCATTAAATCACTGAAAACCATTTCCAAAAATTTTCCAAAAACTTTTTCTAAAAAATCAACTCAGAATTTACCACCAATTTTGACCTTAATTTTCACCTCAAAAATTGCCTCATTTTTTACCACATTTTTAACCTCAAATTTAATCACAATTTTGCAATAATTCAAAACTTCCAATTTTACCAAAAAATTGCCAAAAAACACCCACATTTTTTGGTAAAAAATTTTTGGCCCACTTTTTTTTCGAAAATTTTCAAAAAATTCGTCGCCCGAAACCCTACTCTCCCAAGGGTTTGAAGGTTTTGGCCCACTTTTTGGCCCACTTTTGGCCCACTTTTGGCCCACTTTTGTAAAACCTGCAAACCTTACTCTCCCAAGGGTTTTCAGCATTTTGGCCCACTTTTTGAAAAAATCGTTAAAAACTTTTTTATATTTATTCTTTTTTCTCGCGCGATATAGTATAGTATAATAATATATAAATAAAAAAGTTTTTGGCATTTTTTTGCAAAAAGTGGGCCAAAATGGCCTCAAACCTTACTCTCCCAAGGGTTTCAGCGATTTACAAAAGTGGGCCAACATTTTCCTCAAAAATCCTTCAAACCCTACTCTCCCAAGGGTTTCAGACTGGCCCACTTTTTTTTACAAAACTGGGCCAAAAGTGGGCCAAATGCCAAAAAACGCTATTTTTGACACTTTTTTACCCTCAAAAAATTGCTAAAAAACACCCAAAAAATGGCCAAAAAACACCCCAAAAATGACCACTTTTTTAATCAATTTTTTCACACTTTTTTACAAAAATTTTAAAAAATTACCAAAAAATTACCAAATTTTACCAAAAATAGAGTACGTACGCGACGTTCACAAAACTGTCAAAAATCATCAAAAAACTACCAAAAAATTGGTAAAATTTACCAATAAATTATCACTAAAAATCACATCAAAATTACATCAAAAAATCACTCAATTTTACCTCAAAAATACACCTCATTTTACCTCAAATTTCGCTCCAAAAATTACAATAATAATTACCAAATTTTGCCAAAAAGAAAAATAAAAGGGCATTAAAAAACGCCCTTATTCTGTAATAATTTATCAAAATATTTCCTTAAAAGTGCCATATTTATCAAAATATTTCATCATAATTCTATCCATTTCATACCATTTATACCCCATAAATCTAGTTGAATGCCATAATTTTGATACATAAATATTATTATTTCTAATAATATATATCAAAACTATTTCACTTTTACCAAAATTATTACCAGTAATATCTCTTACAATGTCTATTTTAGCTTTAAAATCACCATTTTTATACTCTAAAGACAAAACTTCTTCTAAATTTTTCTCATATTTATTCTTATCTACCATAAAAGCATCCCATTTTTTGATAAAATCATAGTAATTTGTTATTATTTTCTTCTTAAAATACTCGACATTTAGCCTGATAGTCTCAAAAAAGAATGCCAAAACATACATAAATATACCTGAAAATGTTAAAAATCCCATCACAACAACAAAAATAATCAATCTAATATGTATATCACTCATAATATTACTCCTTTTCTGCCAATTCTCTATATTTTTTATCAACTTTCAATGCAAAGATACCTAAAACATCTCTATATATTCTAATATCTTCCAAATTGACATTCTTTTTTAGATAAGTTTCTTCAAAATCTTTGTACATGTTATTAACCATCATGTTGATAATCGTTCTTTGAATATCTAATTCTAATTCATCCTCAGTATTATATTTAGTGCTTGTATTAGAATCAAATCCTAATACATACATATTAATCGCAATATGCAACAGACTTTTCATAAATTCAATAGATTTAATATTACTATTGTTTTTAGTTTTTTCTTTTATAAATTTATTTAGGTTTTTAGAAACCTCTGCTAAAGTTGTTACACCACCATTAACAAATTCATCACTATTAGGATCAGCAACGATAAAAAAAACTTCATCGTCTATTGAATTATCTATATCCGGATTATAACAAACCAATGCCAAATAGCCATGTACAACATAAAAAATGCAATTTAAATTAACCTTTTCTAATAAATCTTCAAAATCTTTTTGATCTTTATATTCATACTTTTTATATTTTTTACAAAATTCTTTAATTTTCATAATTTTTCACCTTTTTATCTTTTTTTAACTTATTTTTTAATAAAATATGCTCACAATATATCAATTTCGCACGAGAATACTGTTTTAAGCCATTTTACTATATTAGTAAACAACTTATATGTCTACTTTTTAAAAACGTCTTAAAAACGATTCTCGTACGTTGATTTTTTGATACTATTTAAAATATGCATCTTTTATGATCTCTTGCTCAAATTTGAATGGTTTTCTATAACTCCATCCACTAAAAAATCCAAGTAGAGAGTCTCCTAATGCTATACTTCCATCTTTTTCTAATTTTGCCCATACAAATTTGTTATTCCAATAAATATATTTAAAATTTTTCATAATATATTCTCCTTTTCTTTTTTTAATTATTTTTTATCTTCTTCGAACTTTATCGGTTTATAAGTATTTTTCCTAGCTGGAACTGATAAACACTCACTACAAGGTTGTTCATCCTGTTTCAATTCTCTATGTTTACATTTTAAACAATAAATTTCAAATTCTACAAAGTGTTCATTATCATTCATACTTATTTACCTCTTTTCTCGTTATTTTTAAATACTGAATTATTAACATAGTTTTTATACACATCTATTATTTTCTTACTAATTAAATAAGAGTCATAATTACTTTCTAATATAGTTTTCAAACTAATATCAAATTTAAAATTCTTAAAACCATTATTTATAATATGTACAGTATAAATTGTTTTGTTTTTGATAATTATTACATTACCATTTATTTGTTCTTTTATCATTCTACTTACTTCAGCCATATTGAAGTATTTATTTTTAGTAATCATCTTTTGTCTCCTTCTTAAAATTTTTAAAAGCTTATCCATGAACTTTCATTAAATATTTTCTTATCTTTCAATGCTTTGGAAATTGATAAATCAATTCCACTTCTAGTTTTTAATGTATAATAGTATAGATCCTTAAAAGGTGTATTACGCCTATCTATACGTCCAGAGGCTTGTTCCATTATTTTATATGAGTAATTCTGACTATAGAACACCATAACGTTTGTCTCAATACAATTCCAGGCCTCTGCACCAGCACTGTATTGCACCAAATACGCCCATCTGTCAGATTTTGGTATTTCTTCATGTTTATGACCATTCCATTCAGCTACATCACGTCCGTCCACGAACTTTATACCTCTCAGTATCTCTAACTCGTAGTCAAAATTATAGAATATTATAACTTTATTATTCTTATCAAGTATCTCAAATAAGTGTATTAATTTAGTATCATCAGTGTTTACTATTTTTCTTAAAATATAGCATAAAGCTGATGCTTTTTCAATTGGTTCCTTTTTATATGGATTCCAACGCTTTTTTAATACTAACTTATATAGATCTTTATCATAATTATGAAAAACATCTTCATAATGTCTAGTAGTTTTATTCTGATAATCCATTTTTATTAGTAATAAATCTCTAAGATACTCTAACTTACGTGTACCAATATATTTTTCAATTTTAGGAAATTTTGAATATCTAGAAAATACACAATGTTCTCTATTAAATTCAGTTTTATTTTTAAAGAATCCATTAGCTATAAATACTGGTAAATAATCAGACCATGTATCTCCGTGGAGTTGCACTAAGTAATACCCATTCATTATTTTTAGCTATTTTAATAAATGATAATGTCCATACACCGTATCCAACAACTCTCTGCTCATCTAATATAAAGAAAGCATCTTTAATGTTTTTGTATTTCTTAATATTATTCCAACTATCTATGTAAATATGATTCCCAAAGCGTTTAGTCTGTCTCTCAGTCTTACTTAATAGAAAATCTGCTAATTCTTTCTCCCATTCAAGATTATCTCTTTTTCTAGCAGTAGTTATAATATATAAATCTTTCATTTTTTTAGGTGGTTTATAGTCAGGTATCATTTCTCCACCTTGTTTTTTAAAATAATAATAGAGGGCAGTTCTAGACTTACCAGAACCGACACCTCCATTTAATATGCAGCCATTATGCATTTTGCTAACGGCATCTATTTGATATTCATCTAAAAAATTAGTTTTCATTTTTATAATCCTTAATTTTTATTAATACCATATAAAAAGATTCTATTTCTCTAGCATTCATATTATTATACCTCTTTTTCTTAATTTTTTATTTATTTTTTTAATTCTTTTTAACTCTTTTTTCAACTCTTCTATTTCTTTCTTTTGAACATACACTAAATTCTTATTAATCATCAATAAACCCATATCTCGTTCGTAGATTTTTTTATTTACAATTTTTATCATAATTACACCTTTCAATCATAAAATTCATATTTTTTAATGATTTCTAAAGCTTCTATAGTAGAATGTAATTTATTTTTATAATCTATCAGAACAGTTAATGGCGTATCAAATACATCATAATCATAATACTGTAATATTTTGTCTGTTAAATTTGTTTCTGATCTTTTCAATTCTTCTATAGTATCATTTATATAATTTCTTATGTCTTTTTTTGAATCATATTTGTTAATTAATTCCATTTTATCTTTTGCTCCTATTCACGAATTATTTAAAAAGGTAGATCATCATTTTTATTTTGATCGTTTAATTGTTCAGCATACATCTGACCAAATCTATCAACTTTCTGTCTAACATCAATAGCTTGTAAATATAATGTTATACCTGTGTTACCGTTAACTTCCCAATGATAAGGTCTTAAATCCATATTACAGCTAATGATATCAATATCATCCAACATAGCTATTGTCTCTTTTGTTAGTTTAGTTATTTTATTTCCAGAATTTAAATAAATTGCTGGACCATTATTGTTAAATTTAACTTTTACTGTTATATACATAAAAGGTGTTTCACCATCTTCTCTAGGTGGTTTTATTTTTACATTATAACCGTCGTTGATTAGATTATTTGCAATTGTCTGATCTGGTATTAATACTGCAAAACTCATATCACCTTCTCTATTAAATTTGCTACTTTCACCTCTAAAGTTTCTAAATATAATTTTAGCATTTTCTATTTGTAAAAAACCTAAATCCTTATTAAAATTTACTTCCATTTTTATATTATCCTTTCTAATTTTAAAATATTTTCATCAAATTTTACTTCACCATTTTTAATTTTTCTTTTTAATATATTGATATAAATATTAAGAAGAACAAAATTGTTCTCTAAACTTAAACTTGTTGACGATATAAAACATGTAATATAGTCCATTATATCATCTGCCGTGTCATATATGTTCATAGTTAAATGTGTGTCTAATAGATCAACATTAATTATACATTCTCTAATTTTTCTACATAATATAAATATCAAATACTCACCAGGAATATCTACAGAATAATTTATACCATGTCTAAAAGTTCTCCAATAACTAATCTTATTCATAGAATCTCTGTCAGATCTATAATTGGCATAAACCTTTTCTGTCTTACTAACATCATTAAAAGCATCGTTAAATAAACGTTCATTAATTGTATAGAAATATAAATCTTTATCAATATCATAACAATCTCGTCTAAGACTGAACAAATAATCTAACCTTAAATTTTGTGGTTCAATATCTCTTCTTACTATGTCATAACCAGGTGTATTATATATAAGATTTAATGTTTCATAGTACATACTATTTATAACCCAATTTAAGATTTGATTCTCCTTTATATTTACTAACTCTAAATATTCTGAATATTCATTAATTCCAATATCTTTTAATTTATTAAATTCAAAACGCATATTTTTACTCCTTATTAAATATTCTTCCTAAAAACATATTTGACTCCATCTTCTTTTTGTCAAAAACTTCAGTATCAAAATATTTGTCTGATTTTACTTTATTATATAAAATACTTTTAAATTGTTTAAAATATGAATATTGCGTATCACTTAAATATTCCTTGTACCAAGGTCTATCCTTTTCATGATCTTTTATAATCGTATGAAGTTTTATCTTTTTATCAGCATTTTCAGTAAGCTCTCTTACCATATCATTTGAAATATCAACACAAAACATTAATATTAAATGTTCACCAGGAATATCAATACATTTTATTCTATTGTCATATAAATCTGGATAAACCCAATAACTTAATCTATTTGGACATTCTTTGCACATTGAGAATATTACATAATTAAAACCAAATGGTCTATATTTTATTTCATTGCTCTCAAGTAAAAATCTTATATAATCAAAAATATTATATGTATCTTTTGAATACAATTTACTTCTATCTATTGAATATCCAGGAGTTTTATTAATTATATCAACAACATCCTCTTTCATATTAGTTAATATCCATTCTAATAATATTTTTTGATATCTATAACAATCAATAAACATTTTTTCAACATCATTCATTATTAGTAACTCCTTTCTTAGTATTAATATCTAAAGATATCAATTTATCTATTTTATTAATCATATTCATTGCTATTTTATTTTCACCATCCATAATCATTTTTGATACACTTTCAAAATAATCTTTTAGCTTTTTATTTTCGTTTCTTAATTTATTTATTTCAATGTTTAAGTCAGTATTTGATATAGCTAAAGCTATGTTATAGTTTTGTTGATTATCAAGTTCCTCTTTTAATTCTTTGTTTTCTTTTCTTAATTTACACATTTCAATGTTTAAATCAGTATTTGTTGCATCTATTATTCTTCTATACTTAACATCATTATTATATTTTTCTTTTAATTCTTTATTTTCCTTTTCTAATTCGTCTATTTTATTTTTAAATTCTTCATTTATAATATTAACTGCTGAATATAAATTTTCCAATTCATCGTTTTTATCTTCTAATTCTGAAATTTTTTTATTAAAACTTTTAAACCACATAATTATAATGTCCTTTCTTATATTTTAAATTTTTGGTAATCTTATTCCTTCATTTATAGCTCTTTTTTCCAATATTTCAATATATTTTTTCATAATTTCTATTTGTTTCTTTAGTAATAATGGATCACAACAAATATTCCATTCATCATTATCAGTTTTAACACTATTTAAAGCATCTTCTAGATTTTTAAGATTAATTTTAAGATATACATACTCAGCTATAGCTTCCTCTTCAAAATAACCACTACTCATAAAAGGTGTAACATCTGAAATATATAAATGTTTATCCTTTTTTAATCTTTCTATCATTTCATTAAGTATTTCAGTTCTATGATTTTCTGACATTTTTAATATTCTCCTTTTTATCTAATTTCTTCTGCATGATATATATTTCTCCAATATTTTTGGTTATGTCTAAGTATTTGTTGTCTATTAATGCTTATATGTTTTCCAGTTTTACCACTATTTTTATTGAAGATTCTTATATATGGTGCTACTTTACGATGATTTCCATTATATAATGCATCACCTATTTCATTCACTGTTTTATTAGGATACATAGTTAACCATAAATATATCATCTCACCATTGGTTAATTTATCCATTTTAAAATCGTTCTTTTTATTAATATCTTGATAATATGCTATATTTTTCTTTATATTATTTTTAACTATTACCTTTTTAATATCTTTATCAATTTCCATTAATTGAGGCATACTAAATGTTTCTTTAATTCCAGTCTTTTCATCCATGAATAAATATAACACACCAATCTTTTTTATAAATTTCATTTCTCTATCATTATACATAGGCATTTTCATTTGTATCAATTTCCTTTTTAATTATTTTCTTGACTAAAATATCTAATCTCTTTATTTAAAGATCTAGCATATTCAATCTCTCTTTTCGTATCTTCTCCAATATATCCAATAACATCTAATACATAAATGCCATCAGACATTTCTATCTTTTTATCATGTACTTTTCTTAATATATCTAGTTGTTCTTCACTTCTAACAAGTCTTCCTGGTGATGGATAAACTGGTGTTAATATACAGTCTCCATTCATACTAAGTCTTTCACATTCTTCTATCATCTTGTCCATAAATTTAAAGCTTCCACAAATAGTATAAACTTTCATAAAGACAACACCTCCTTTCTATAATAAAATATAATTATCTATACTTCTACCATAAATACAGGTACCATTATCAAAATGCTCACAATTAAAGCAATCGATTACCCGTTCGTCATCTGCTACAAACATCTCGAAATCACCATATTTATTTATGGTTTCTATAGCTTCATTTACTAATTCATCGAAATACGACCTATCAATTCTATCCTCAAATTTACCTTTTATAAATTCAGATTCTAACCATCTATATCCTTTACTTCCAGTTGCCGAATAGAATTTACCATCCTTTTCTCTACATAATAATCCACCACCTTTGTTTGGTAATATTGGGCAGAATTGTCCTACTTTTCCAACAAATGTATAGTCGTGACCTTTTTCAATTTCAGATAATAATTCTTTGCTAACTTTATCAAAAGTTTCTTCTGAAATAAGTTTCTTTTTAAACTTAGTTACTAATTTAGCATATTCTTTTTCTTGTTCACTAACATCTGGTAATTGCTCATTAAAATCCAAATATAAAGCAGATGTTACAGATTTAGTATCACATAAATCTTGAAATTCAATAGGTTCTTTTGAAAATAATGTCTTAAATACATAAGGTATAGCAAATTGTGTACCTGTAGCTGTCCATTCTCCTTTTTTATTCTTTGCAATATACACAGCATCATTTACTAAACACATCTTCTTATATGTATCCTCATGTTCAAACATATAACCATATTTCTTACCAAAATCCATAACAAAATCTATTATTTTTTGATCTGCATTTGGTATCTTTATAGAGTCTGTTTTGATATGTGCTACTGTATAACCCATTTCTTGGACAGCATGTTTTAAATCTATCATAAATAAAGCTCCACGTTTTGCAACTAAGTTATCGGCATTCCTATCATCCTTAAAAGGATTCTTGAAATTAGCTGCTGTTAAACCGTATACTGAATTTATAGCTGTCTTCAAAGCATTTGATAATTGTTTTGATGTTAATCTACCAGATTTTACATCTTCAGTATATTTTGTTAATTTACCATTAAATATAGAATTTAATTTGTCCCAATCTTCATGTTTTATATCTATTCTGGCATCAACAATACTCTTAAATATTTTAGTATATTTTGGTCCGAAGAAACATTCACTTATAACAGTATTAGGATGCATTGACGCAACATCTAATAATGCTACATTTTCATACATACCAGGTTCAGAATATACATAACCACCTTCACCTACTTCTTCACCTCTATATACAGATTTACCATATTCATATTTATAACCTGGAAAATATGGTAATATAGATTCATTTCCATCTATACCCTGAAATTTATTTTTCATCATATCTGGTTTTGCTTTTTTCAAGAAATTTAAGATATCAGGATTTATATCTTTTACAGGTTTTGATAAATCTCTGTAGAAAAATGTCCCCTGAGGATTTTTGTCATTGCCAAATATGATTTTAGTTGTTAATGTGTTGGTCGTATCATTAACAGACATATCTGCCAAATCAGCCAGAATTTGTCTAGCCAAGAAATCAGATTCAAGATAGTCCCAAGCTGCTTCAGTTGCTAATACATCGTATCCACAATATGTTACAACTTTCTCAAGCATGTTATCTGGAACTGGTTTATCCCAAGGTAAACCTAATTCTTCATGGTGTATACCCATCTCTATTTCAAGTTTTTTTAAAGATTTCTTATTATATGAAGATGCAAAATCATAAATATCAGTATATGATAAATTATAAGCTTCACCAAATAATGAATTTTTTTCATTATTTATTATTCTTTTAGATAAATTAAATGTCTGTTCATTATTATATCCTAATAAACGTCCGTATATGATATGATTATCATATCTTCTACAGTTGAATCCAACTAAATTATATTTTAATAATTCCTCTATTTCTTTTGGACCTGGATTTATCAATGGTATTAACGGATTATCTTTTCCTTGTAATTTAAATACTATAACAAATAAATTTGGAAATACTTCAACATCATAAAAAGCTATTTGAGATTTTTCACTTTTAACATATTCTGATGGTTCTTCTGATTTAAAATGCATTTTACCAACTAATTTAATGCAATATTCAGATTGATTTGTACTCTGTACTGCGAAAGCATATATCTCATTTTTCATATCACTAACATCAAATTTAACTCCACTTTCATAAGCATCTTCTAATATTTTATATATAAAATCTATACTTGGTTTTGTTCCTGGATGAATTTCTTTATTTAAATTTCTTATAATTAATTTACGAATCGTATTTTCGTTAACTATTACTTCTTTATTTATCATTTTCTTTTCTTTCCTTATAGGCAGACCAGAGCTAAGTGTTGCTATTTCTAAATTGTTACATTTAGTTAACTTACGTCTTAAAGAACTATTACCACTAAAAACCTTAACTTCTATATCGTCTGCATACAATCTATTTAATTTTGTAACATCTCCAGTATAAATATAATGAAGATGTATACCTGCTCCAGATTTAGATAATTCTGCATATGTTTTCGGAAATTTACTAGCCGCTTCAAGGTTTTTCTCATATGATTTATTTCCTTTATCATCCTTAATATCAAAATCAATAACAATATGATTTTCTGGTATTTTAACATAATGCAATTTTTTAGTATTAATTGCTTGTAATGTTGTTTTTACGTCAGCCCATTTTTTATTAGGTTTTTGGTCAGCATTTGCCAATTGTGCTGGACAATCCTTGCACACATCATCAAATATAGAATGCTGTTCTTTAAAATCTATTATATATTTATTCTCCTCATTTTCATCATTATCTAAATCTTTTTTATTATCCATAAACATTTTTATTTTAAATCCACTATAATAATTTCTTAAACGTCCACCATCCCCTCTTAAACGATCATCAAAATCATCAAAATATACTTTTAATTCTTCTTTAAAAACTCTCTGACTCATTTGAAATGGTACGTTAGCCTCTTCACAATATGTTTTATACATTTCCCATGCAGCTTTAAGTGTTGTACCATCTGAATCCTTAAATACCATATATGAATTTAGCATAAAGTTAAAGAAATCATTTGTAGCACTCATCATAGATAATGGTTTATATTCATTATAGTAATCTGGATTATCTAAATATACTTTTCTACAATGATAAGCAATTGCTCCTAATTCAAAAGGAATTGTTTTTACTAAACGTGAATATTCTTTAGAAGGAACTTTATTACCAGTAGGGGTTATGTCTATTAAACGTCTTGTTAAACCAGATCTAGCGTCCGTTATTTTTACTGGTTTATTAGTTCCCATAAATAAAAATGTTTTAAATCTACTAGCATAAGCAGATTTATATTTTTCATTAACAGTCATCAATTCATGTGATGTTAAACTATTTAATCTTGTATTATCCTCTATTTTTGATAAATCACCATCATGCTGTATAGCAACTAAAGGATTATTTTTAAATGGTTCGAGTGCAAATGAAGCACTAGATTGACCTAAAACTCTTGCATCAAATACTGTACAATATCCTTCAAACATGTCTTGTATTATATTTAATATCGTAGATTTTCCAGTTCCAGAAGCTCCATAAAATACACAAAATTTCTGTAATTTAGTACTATCTCCAGATACTATTGAACCTATAGCCCATTCTATTTTATGTCTATTTTCTTCGTCATATAAAACAGATATTAATTTATCATAAGACTCTATAGATCCTTTTTCTAATGGATAATTAAGTTTCTTACTTGCAAAATCTTCTCGAACTGTTTTCTCATTTGAAAATATTATCTTTTGGTCTAATATCTCAAATGAATCTCTTTTCTGTTTCTGACAATATTTATGCCAATCGTCTATTGAACCAGAAGAAGAATCCCATGTGTAATTAACTACAATAGTTGAATCTGGATATTTTTTAGTATATTCTTTTTGAGCTTTTTCTAATTCTTGGTCAATTAAATATAATGCATCATCTTCATTTGTAGACCATAAGCCCTCTTTTTCCAACCATACAGCATAAAAGTCTCCGTCCTCTAATCATCAAATCATGAGAACGTGGATATAATCTAAATTTAGGATAAATTTCAATTACATTATTTTTACTTCTTCTAGATGATATTATTAAAAAGTCTATCATTTTATCTTTCTCCAATTCTATTCTTTAAAATATTTTTATAATGTAATTAGTCTATCTTCTGTGTTTGGTTTAAATATAACATCATTTGGTCCCATATTTCTACTTTTCTTAAATCAAATTTAGTATTTGGTATAAAAAATAAACCACCATTACCATTTGATTCGTATTCATGTTTTAGTAATTTGTTAATAACCTCTTTAACAATACTAGCATCAAATAAAATATCAGTCATATATCCAATACCTAATGAACCCAACATACTCCAAAACCATTGTTTTGTTCTGTCACCATATTGGTAATCGTATGTTATCGTCTTTTCCATACGTATTGATAATGCTAATATCATTTCCCAAATAGTGCAAGGACCTGATAATTCCCAATTAGGGTCACTTAAACCTCTTTCATATAAAAAATGATATCTCATATCTATACCATCTTGAGCCCTATTATCATCTTTTAAAAAATCTGTTTCAAAATATAAATTATTTAATAGAGAGAAGAGTTTGTAATAAGTTATATTTTTGCCACATACATTTTCACATACGATATTATACATCCATTTAGTATATCTGTCTTTAATTGAAATATCATTTCTCATATATCTACCCCCTTAATAAACTATCCATATCTTTTTCTGATTCAACTATTTTATAAGCTACAAAATTATCTGGATCACAGAAATATACTTCAATATATCCAGCACTAAATTCTGATGAAATATCAGGAATATAATCATCATATATATCAATAATATCAGATGTATCTTCTTGATCATCTATATATTCCAATAACTTACCGTCTCTAGTTAATATCAAATCATGTTTCTCATATAACGTATCATCATATTCCTCTTCAGTAATAATATGAGGTTTTGAATCATCATAAGATTCATAATGATTTGGATCTTTTATAATACAATCTTCATCTGGTATATTAGAATAATCACCCATTTCATATTCCTCCTTTCTAACCATTTTATTATATTCTACTACTTTGTCATAATCTTTAAAACTTGTAATACCTTCAAATTTACCTTGTTTATTTAATCTTCTTTCAATTTCAGCTTGATTTATTTCTTCTTTGTTAGTTAACTTACCATTATTATTCACTTCTTCAAGATTACTATCTTCTTTTTCAATATTCTTATTTTCATAATAGTTCTTAGTTATATAATAAGTTAAACCAGAACCAATAAATAAACCTATAAAAAATAAAATTGCATTATTTTTCATAATATATTCTCCTTTTTAATTAAATATTTTCTATAATTGCACCATCCACATTAAAATCTAATAATACAGCATGTTCAACACCATTTATGAAATATCTACTAGAATCTTTTCCATCAAAAAGACCAAAATCTATGTAACCGTCTCCATATTTTTCTGGATTATTTTTGTCATATCTCCATCCAACTATTTGACCTGCTTTTGTTCTAGGAATACCTAACATATCATATACTTCATTTAAAAATAAATGTCCTCTACTTTTTAATATTTCATTAGCATATTCTTGTTGTCTATTTAAGAACATCAAATTATATTCTGAATCTCTTTTATATTTTGAAGAATTTTCATCGAAATACTTGCAATAATCACTATATCCTTCTGGTAATTTAGTTTCTTTTATTTTAACTTTTTTGATTTTGCCATCTTTACCAACTTTTTCAATTTCTTTTTCTTCAACTTTTAATCCAGTTTTTAATTCATAATCTACTTCTTTACCATATTTATCTACTACATTTTTTCTATATTCTTTGAAACCTTTATCTAATATAGTATATGCAGAAGCCATAGCTACAAATCTTTTTCTAGCAATATTATTACCAGATAAAATACAAGCTATTGATAATCCACCAATAACTAATGGTAATGAATATTCTTTTACTAAATTTAAAGTTAATGATGCATATATTTTGTTTTTAATTTTTGTAATATCTTCTTCTATTAATTCTTGATTTTCAATTTTAGATTGAGCATCTTCTAAATTCTCTAATGATTTCTTTGTTTCATCTATTTTTTCTTTAGCTTTGATGGTAGATTTGCAAGCTAATACACTTGCAGCTATACCACCAATAATGCCAACACCTATTAGGATTGTTGGTGCATGTTGGTCAATTTTAAAACCAATATTTTTAGCTTTATTAACTATTGTGTTTAATATATTTTTCATTTTATTTTCTCCTTCTTATATTTTTAATCTATAGGCATCGCTTTTGGCATTTTTATCCAATAACGTCCTTCTGTAGTTCTTATTATATCTGCTGTAGATATATCCATCCAACCAAATTTATTATCTGTAAAAGAACTTGGCAAACCTACAATATCATAGAAATCAGCAACTCTGACAACTCCATATTGTTGTAATAAATCATACAATGTATTTAATACCATATCAGCATCATTTTTCGTATCTACTGTAACATCTGTTTGTGCATATGTTGTTGTAGGTCTAGGTCTATTATATGATGTAACGTTAGAATAACTATTATATGATATTCTATTATAATTAGTTGGTTGTTGTTTATTTTTAGGTGTACCAAATAATATCATAGATGTACCATCTGATATCATATCATTTAATGTCTTTTTAAAAGCTGGTACCAAAATATCATTCCATAAATATGTCCCTATACTACCTAAACCATCAGAAAAGAATTTACTAAAAAATCCTTTCTTCTTTTCTTCTTTAACAACTCCTTGAACTAATTGTTTAGTTTTTACTTCTGGTTCTTCAACTTTATTTTCTTTATCTTTATTACTATTTGATTTATATACGTTTGTATCCATTTTTATTTATTCTCCTTAATATATTACATAAATTTATCGTAATTAATTCTAGGCATAACATTATAATCTATAGATATACATGGTCTATCATTGTATATTATAGCTTCATAACATGGTTCAACTAAACCATCACCAACGTTCCATCCTATATCGTCCCCTAATTTTACATTTGATATACCTAATTCATCATAAAAATTATTCAATGATACATAAGAATAATTATTTAATTCACTATTTATGCTATTAATAGCTGCCCTAATTTTACCCATATTTGATTTAAAACATCTATCAATTAATGGATCGTAAAATAATGTATCGTCATTAGCATCTAATATAATTGTAGATGCTCTATTTTTTTCTTTTTCATCAGACATATCTGCATTTTTTTGTGCGACATTTTTGTTTATTTCTGCTAAATCTTTACCTGATAATTTTTCTTTTATTTCATTTTTGTAATTAATTAAAGTTTGCTCAGTTACAGCATATAAGCTTGCTAAAGCTGTATTTCTTTTATTATTAATACTTGTAGCTCCTATTATACAAGCTGTACCAGTACAACTCAAAATAATAGAAGGAATATATAGTTTATATGTATTTTTTACTATGTCTATAGTTTTTACTTCCTCCTCTTTATTTTCTTTAATTTCTTCTATAATTTTTGTTGCTTTTGGCGTAACTTTAACAGCTAATATTGTAGACCCTATAAAACTAGCTATGCCTATGCCAGTTAATATTATAGGACTATTGTCATTTAAAAATTTTTTTGATGTTAAAAACATTCTTTGAAAATCTATTTTCATTATTTATTTCCTCCTTAATATAAAAACAAAAGAGCCTTAAATCGGCTCCTTATTTTGATTCTAATTCTTCTATTCTTTTTAATAAATCATTGTAACTTTCTTGTTGTCTTGCTCCTACTAATGTTTGTGCAAATGATACAAAACCTACTGCTACTGCAAATATTATTGTTATTAATTTTTTCTTATCCATTTTTATTCTCCTTTATTTTTGTTATTCATAATATTTTTTATTGTTATAATTGCTGTTGTTGTTATAGCACAAATTGCTGCTGCTATTAATATATTTTTTTGTTTAATGTTCTTCTTAATTTTGTCTACATTTTCTGTAATAAATACCTTTACTTTGTTTGGTTCAATTGTTTTGATTTCTTTGTTTTCCATTTTTAATTCTCCTTTTCTTTTAAATTTTGTTTAATTTTTATTCTCCTTTCTCATTATAGGAGAACATTTTGACGCGAATTTATACTATATCTGGTTCAATATTGAATGAAATTATAGTACATTCTAATCCATCGAATGTGGTATCTGTCATCATTAACTCTAATTTGTCATCATAATCGTCAGACCAATATTGATATGACGTTCCTTTTGGTGTTGATACGTTTAAAAAATTATAAAATTCTGAAACAGATACAAAATTATTATGTTTCATCAATGAGTTAATATAATCAACTACCTTATATAATTCATCTCTATTTGCATAAAAATACTGCATTGTATGCATATCAAAGAATAGTTCTTCATCTTCATTCATTTTTTCTAAATTATTCTTATATTTTGATAGTATTTCAGTATTTAATTTATTTCTTTCTTCTGTATCTATTTTCTTTTCATACATTTTATATTTTTCATTAGCTGTATAATATAAGACTAATAGTTCATCAATAATTCTATTATTAATATTATTATTTATTATTGGACAAGCTATAGCTCCAATTGTAAATAACATGGTTGGTATATAGTTCTTCCATCCAATTTTAAATAAATTTTTAGTATTAACTTCTTCTTTTTGTTCTTTTAATTTATCAATTACTTTTGGTGTTGTAGCTATACCTGTTAAAACGGCACCTATAGTGCAACCTATACCTGCTCCTAATAAGCCCAATTTTCTAAGTTTTTCAATATCTATTTTATTCATTTTGTATTTCTCCTTATCTAAAACAAAAGAGCCTTAAATCGGCTCCTTATTAATTTATTTAAATAATAATTCATAAATTTTTGTAAATACCCATAATTGAAATATTACTTGTAAAAAATCTTTCATTATTGTTTACCTCCTATATTTAGTCCATCAATTAATCCTTTTAAATATACTCCTTTGATTTTTTGTCCTTTATCAAATCCTGATAAATATCCATATAAATATGTAAAACCTAATATTCCTAATGCTATTAATCCTACATTTGTTATATCTTTTTTTGATATGCTATTTTTAATTTCCTCTTCATTCATTTTAATATTCTCCTTTTCTTATTTATTTTTAGGTATAAAGTTATTTAATATATTCTTACCTAATGTACTTGTTATTGAATCTGATTGATCAAATTTAAATGTTTTATTTGCCATATAAATTGATACTGCTGTTGTAACTGTAAACGTTATAATTGTTATAATGTGTTTTCTTTTTTCTATTTTTTCGTCAGTTCTTATTTTTTCTAAGTCAACTATTTTGTTAACTAATTCATTTTGTAAACTAATTTGTTTTTGATAATCTTTTAAATCATTAATTTCTACTGATTCTTCTTTAATTTTTTCATAATCTTTTAATAATAATTCTTGTAAATTGTCCTCCTCATCTTTTTTCTTAAATTTGTCTCTAATTTGTTGTAAAAATTTCATTTTTAATATTCTCCTTTTCTTTTAAATTTTGTTTAATTTTTATTCTCCTTTCTCATTATAGGAGAACATTTTGACGCGTACAACGTCTAAAATAACTCGTTTATTCTTACGAATTTTTTCTAAGTTATTAACTACAAATGTCATATCATTATCTTTAACTTCAATTCTTCCTACTTTATTATTTTTAATATATAATAAAAATGATAGTAAATTAATAAGTGTTGTAGCTATAATACTTATTATACTTGTTATTAAAATTAATTCCATTTTAATCACCTCCTTAAAAATGATAAGCAAAAAGGATTTTAAAAAATCCTTATTTGTTTCTTTATTCTTTTTTCTTCTAGTTGTCTATGTTCTTGTTGTTCTAAAAGTTTTAATGCTTTTTTAATTCTCATATTCTTTTTTCTTTTATAGCTTATATATTTCTTTAATAATTCTCCTGCATAATACATACATCCAAATATTGCCATTATTATACACATACATAATATAAATGTTTTTATTGATCCGTTTGGGTCATTAATATATCCTTTATCTATTGTTTCATATAATCTTTCGAAAATATTCATAATTTTATTCTCCTTTTACTTTTGTGCTTCTTTTAATAATTCTTCTGATTTCTTTAATTCTTCTTCAAATTCTTTTCTTAATTTGTTTGTTTGTTCATTGTTATTCATAATTCTTTTATATACTGCATCTAATTCTTTTTTCATGCTCTCATGTCTATCTGCAATTCTGTCATTTAATTCTTTTACTTTTTTGTTAACTTCTTTTTGTTGTTCTCTTACTTCTTTTCTAAAGCTTTCAATTCTTTTTGTCATTATAAATGGGTTATATTCATTAACCTTGTCTAATATTGTTTTAATTCCTTCTAAAATATTCATAATTTTATTCTCCTTTTCTTTCTTATAATGTTATAATATTGTTTAATATTATTTCTTTCATACTCTTTTTAAATGTTCTTTCAAATTTTCTTTCTCTTTGAAATGTGTCTTTTAATTCTGTTAAATTCATGTTTTTGTTTTTAATCTTTTTAATAATGTTTTTAATTTCTTTTAATCTTCTTTTATAAAACTCCTTTCTAATAATTTTTTGTAATTTTAAATAATTCATAATTTTATTCATTCGTATTCTCCTTTCTCATTATAGGAGAACATTTTTACGCGAATTTATATAATAAAATAGTCAAAAATAGCTGAAAACGTCGCATACGTACGAGGATGGATTTTAAGCCATTTTACCCCCTTATAAAACAACTTATATTACCGTTTTTTTAAAACGTCTTAAAAACGATTCTCGTACGTCGATTTTTTGTGAATTGTCTTAAAAAATAGAAAAAGAAGAGGAAAACGTATTTTTACGAATTCCTCTTGTATATTTTTATTTAATTATTAACTTTTGTCCATTGTAAATTACATTTGGATTTGATATATTATTATCATTTGCTATCTTTTTATAATTTGTTCCAAATTTAGATGCAATTCCTGATAATGTATCTCCTGGTTTAACAGTATATGTTTTATAACTATATTTAACGACATTAAGTTTTTTATTAATAATATCTTGTATAATATTATAATTATAACCAGCTGATAACAAACGTTTTTTTCTATCTTCACCATTACCCCATTTACCAGCTATTACTTGATTAGCAATATCTTCATTTGAGTATGATGGTTTTCTTAATTTATTATTAACCTCATTTTGAACCACAACTGGATTATATCCTGCTTCAGTTAGTCTGTTACGTCTATCTTCACCGTTACCCCATTTGCCAGCTATTACTTCGTCTGCTATTTTTGATATATCACTCATGTTAACATTTGATCCAGATCCACCTAATATGACGTCTTTATAAATATAGTTCATATCTAATCTACCGTCATATCCATCAAGTCTTCCTTCAGATGTATATTGCCAAATTCCTAAATTGTTAGCATTTTCTAAATCAGAAGATGTATCGTTTCCAGTTTGTTTACCTCCTGATACTGGCCAGTGTGCTATCCACTTCTCGTATCTATTACCAAGACCAGCTAGTTGATTTCTGAACCAACTAGAACTTGCATATACTACAGCATAGTAACCAGCTTTTTCAAATATATCACATTGTACTCTACAAATCTCTTCTAATTGACTATTAGATGGCATACCATATTTTCTTTTATATCCGTCAGCATCCTCCATGTCAATAACTAAGAATTTTGGTTTAATACTGAAACTATTTGCTAAGTTAACTAAATCTGTAGCTTCAGCTATAGCCTTAGCTATATTTAAAGCATATGAATATACATACAAACCATATGGTTTCCCAGCTTCAATAGCTAGCTGTACATTTCTTTCTACTTTCTTATCTTTTGATGAACCAGCGTAACCTCTAAATATAAAGAAGTCAACTTGTTCAGCTAATCTTTTAATATCAATATCACCTTGCCAAGATGATATATCAGGTCCTTTATAAGCCATAATTACTCTTCTCCTTCTGATGTTTCTTCATAATTTCTAATTTCTTCAATATTTACTTCTTCTTCCATTATTATACCCTCCTTTCAAAAATCACCAGAAAAACGACGCATTAAAATCGTTTTTAAGGCGTTTTTATTTTTAAGTAATGATATTACATGTCTGAATTTTCACTGTTTTTGTCGCTATTTTGAGGTTCTGATGTTTTTACTTCTTTTATATCTTCTTTTACTATTTCAACTTTATGTACAGATTCCATATTATTATTAATTCTTTTTGTTATAGCTTCAGGTAATTTAAAATTCAACTTATCTAAGTTTTCGCATATAGATGTTAATTCCATAAATGAAATATAAACTCCAATTGAAGTTACAAAAGCCATAATGTCTGTTGCCCAAAACATTATGAATCCGAATGATATACAAACCAATTCTCCTACTTTTTTTATTAATCCGTCTCTCATCTTCTGTGATCTAATAGTGTGATTTTTCCAACTAGCAGCATAACCTGTAATTACGTCAGCAGCCATTAAGAATATCGGGATGATAAACATCCATTCAACTCCTTTTAAATGTAAGTCTTTAATCCAATCGTATTTTGTTAAAATATTTTCCATAATTTCTCTCCTTCGTATTATTTTTTATTTTTCCATTTTTCTATTGCTATAAATGATATTATTATTGGGATATTATTAACTAGAGTTGGTCTTGCAAAGGAAAATCCAGCAATATTTTTAGTTGTAACTACTTGCTTAGTATATTGACATTCTAAAATACTAGTGTCTCCATTAATTAATAATTTTGACATAATGAATGGTTCTTCATCAAATTCTTGTGAAAAATAAAATGATTCATTTGTTATACCTACATATAAAGGTCCCCACTGTTTTGTCGCACTCACAGATCTTCTTATATTGTTTCTTGTGCAAATCATCGTTCCATCAGTGTATCTGATCCAACTACCATATTGATTACTACCAGTGTCATAAATTACTTTATTACTTAAATCATTTATATTCCCAAGTATTGTATTATTACTATTCTTCAAATTGTCAATATCATCAGCAATAGACTTAGGAATATTAGCACCACTTCTCATAAATACTTTAAACTTATATTTGTCTTGTATATCTTTGATATTTATCTTATATTCAAAATTAGCCATTTATTCCTCCTTTGTAATATCTTCTATAATTTTTAACTGACATAGTAAAGGCGTAAATATATCACCTCCCACTTTAATTTGTAGGTCATAATAGTAATAACCTGCCTTCATGTTCTTTGTGTCTTCTGGTGATATTTTTATTTGGTATGTTCTTGAATTATCAGTTGTATTTATTTTGGTGATCCCATTATTTAAAGATTTTTGAAAATTATATTCCTGGACAGATTTATCTTTTTTACATGAAAAGAAGCAAGACTCTAAATCTTGTTGTAATCCTTCTATTTCAAAATCAAATATAAATGTATCGCCTTTTATTAACTCTAAATATTCTATATTTTTTGTTCCTTTATTATTTATATCCTTCGACTTTTAATATTGCTATATCATTTGCGTCGTATCTAACATTTCTATCTGCTTTTAGATTTGTTACTTTAGCATTATCTAATAGTAACGATTTTTCTATTATTAAATATTTATCTACTTTGACCTTTATATCCAAATCTGGACTTGGATAAGGAATCAAAATGCTTAAAATAATATATTTGTAATAATTTCTAGTAACTATTAATGAGCTATTAGCATGTGTTTCTGTATCTTTATAATAAATAACTACTCTGTCATAATTATTTACACTATCGCTTAATGATATGTCACCTTTCTGACCCTCTCCATTATTAAATAATATTGTAGGCTTTGCTTGAATTCTTCCTTGTAAACAATACTCTAAATTACTATAATTACCGTTTTGATCTTGGTTCCAGCAACCATTCCACCAAGCCATAGATTCAGCTGTTAATAAATGTCGTCTTCTATTTGTATTATTAAAATCTAAATGACGGCTGTCATTGTTCATACCAAAAGTACCTCTACCATCTAGTTCACGACTTATATTACGACTTTTAACATTTCCATTATCATTGGTTAGAACCCAGTCATTATTTTCAACTGTAGTATCAGCATCAAACGCTAGTGTCGAACCACTCTTATTATATAGACCATTTACATAAGCAATATCATTATTATCTTTTGTTACTACTTCTTTATCCTTAATATAACAAGTTTCTCTATCTGTAGAAATAAAGAATATAGCAATACCTCTAACCACTACTACATTTTGAACAGTCGTACTAAGTTTGTCTGTTACAGTCACTTCTATAAGATATTGTTTCTCTCTATCTAGATCCAAGAAATAAGGACTGATTGAATACCTGTATTCATCCATAACTGGTTCTAAATTGATATATTCACTAAATATATCATTAACTTCCTTATAACGCATCTTTATAGACAATATCTTATTTTTACGTTCATTATTAACCATAAGACTTGACATTTCACCATTTATTTCAATCTTGGTTTCATTCTCAAAATCGTTTTTTCTTTTAGTCTTAATAAATAAACTTGGTTTATGATAAGGTAATATTGGTATATCTTTAAAACATTGATCAGTAAAATAACGTGAATCAACAGCTGTAGCATATATTCTTTTTCCTTCAGCGTCAGGTATACTACCAATATCATATCGAAGATTATCAGAGTTAGGAATGCTAACATTTTTAGCACCTACACTGAATGAATAACCAACTGGCGTAGCATATTTCTTAGTTCTCATCTTTTGACTATTATTTATGCTCACTCTTATTTGACTATAGTTCTGAATAATAATACTTTTATTACCAGTTATAGCTAACGTAGCTGGATTAGTATCCTCATAATTAAAGTCTGTAAATTCTGGTTTAGTGATATCTGTTTCTTTTATAACAAATTTAGTTTTATCACTAACTACTGTATAATTTTTAGCTTTCCAACTTAAAGTGAAATATACTTCACCGTTCTTTTGATTGGTTTACAATTTTATATATTTTATCAAAATTTTCTGTTTTTCTGAAAATATGTAAACCAGTAAAATCATCATCAACAGCATTTATTGTATCTATAAGTTGATTATTAACATATAATTTTAATTCTAAAGGTCTATTATACCAGTTAATATAATGAGTAAATATAGTGTCTATTGGTTCGCCAGTACCACCAATTAAAATAGTTGGATTAGGAATGTTAGGATCATATGATTTGTCAATAAACGGATACATTCTAGTTGTTAAATTACATTCATCAGACTCTTTCCAAATATAATTTCCATATTTATCGATTCTAATTTGTACAATATAATTTGTATTTTGTTCTAGATTTTTTATCCTTATAATACAACCATTACCATCTGTATTATTCCAAGTACCATATACAGTCTCTACATTATTCCATCCACCGTATTCATTATCTTTTTTCTTTATTCTATACTGAATGCTTCTAATTTCACCTTTTGGTTTAACATATACAATAGCAGTATGTTCTAATTCACCATATTTGTCACTATTACCAGCTATATTATTTTCACCTATATAATTTACTACACTACCAAAATTATCATCAGCATTTATTGGTTGTACTAGATATTCTCCACCTCTAGGTATTGAATCTAATTCCCAGTCCCAAGAACCATTTACATTACCATAGCTCGTAAACCAACCGACTAGTGATATACCAATATTAGACTTACCATCATCACCGTGTCTTATAGACATATCACCACTAGCTAATTCAAATTCACCATGATTACTATAATTACTGAATGTTCTATTTGATAATACTTGATTACCATTGATTGTTATATTATAACATTTAATACTATTTAAGTACCATCTATTACCATTAACTAATACTAATCTCCAATGTATATTTGTGCCACATGAACTATCGTTCCATTGACCAGTTTTATTCCATACAACTTTTAAATATGTTTTTTTAGCTGATCCAGTACGTACTTCTCCACTAGATGCCATAAAATACTCCTTTCTAATCTAGCTTAACAAAAGCCACACCCTTATTATTACCTGTTAAGACAGGCACCATCTTTATTGGTGGTAACTGTATTTCATCTTGTGAGTGTAACTTTCTTACTAGAGTTATATCTTTGTTTAAAGAAAATATCTTTTCCTTATTATTATTATTATTATTAGAGTAACCTGCAAATTCTATAGGACTCATTATAGTATAATCACCATCATATATATTTGATCTGATAGTTATACCCTCTTGATTAATTGTTAAGTTAGAGTTTAATATCTCACCGGTAGATAATTGCCATGGTATAGTATATTCTCCAATGTTAAACACACAGTCTGTAACTATAGTACCTTCTGTATCGCTACCTTCACTTATGAATTCTATATAATAATATAAATCATTTGGTAATAGCTTCTCAAAACTTACAGTCTCATAATCCACAGATGTACCAATTGGATATTCTTTAACTAATGTATCATTAGAATTATATAACTTAATTGTAGTCTTTACAGTATTAGGTTTCTTAATTTTACATGAGAATGAGTAATATATTTTGTTAAGTATTTCACTATTATCTTTTGTAACTAATATCTTTTGTTTAACACTCATGTTTCTGATATCAAAAGAACGTCCACTTATACATCCATGATTAAGACTGTTACTATCATTATCATAAGTTATACTGTGTTTTTTGGTTGTATCTATAGCTGAACTTGTCTCCCATATTGATGGTAATAACGTATTTTCATCATATGCGTACATGTTAGAGTTCTGTATTAAGTTATCACCACCAATTTGACGGATAGTATTATTGATACTAGTAACTGTCTTAGTTAACTCTAATAAATTTGCTTTATTACCATCAGTTTTAGCGATTAAGTCAGTTATAGAGCCCTTAGTGCTATCTATTTCAGTCTTTACCTTTGTCTCAATCTCTTTAAATTTAACGCTATTTTGATTTATCTCGTCGTTTACTTTTGACTCTAAATTATTAAGTGATGTATTTGTATTAGTTATAGTGTTATTAACATTGATAATATCTTGATTAGTAGCTTTGTTGTCTAATTCTTCCTGTGTCTCTTCTAATGACGGTGTCCAGTTAGTAGCTACATCACCTTCTTCTATTTTTATGTTTTTAATATACAGACGTATGTGACGAAACTTATTTTCAGAATTTAATGCTTGATATTCATTTTGTGTAAAACCACCAAATATTATTCCATTTTGTATATTCCATTTATCAGAGTTAAATTTTGGATATGGCATATGCTTATTATTATAGGTTCTATTGTATATATTAAATACTAGTGTAATATGAGTATATTCATCTATACTATTATTAGCATTATTAATAACATCATTGTTTTTAATATTTAAAGAATATATTTCTAAATAAGTTGTTTCATAAAAACCCTTAACTAATTCATCTGTTATTTCTGTAATTCTTATAAAAGATGATGCATTTTTTCCTACAAAATATATATAATCACCTACATCAATTTGATTTTGTCTAGATGTTCTTTTATTCAATTTATTTTTTTGAAAGATCATTGGTATATTTTTATTTGCTGATTCAAAATCTATCATAGTATCTCTATCTGTATAATCCCAAACATAGTTATCTTTTGGTGTTGCAAATCTTCGTGTGAATAATATTTCATTTATTGGATGATTAATAAATGAATTATATGCATCATCACTTTCAAATTTTATTTTTGTATCAATATTAACTATATAATTATTTGTATTGTATTCATTAATATTTTTAGGAATTAAATTGGAGTTATCAAAAAGTAAATCATTATAATACAAAAATGTATTATCTATTTTACCAATTTTCATATCAAAATACAATTCACCATTTTCGTCGACTTGACATCTATTGTTATTAAATATTCCAAGCTTTTTATCACCTTTACCATACTTAAATAGATTTCTACCACCTATGTTTAAGTCTGTAGGATTAGACATTTTCTCTAAATAACTGACTCTTACATTTCCATCTTCTAATAATGATAAAATACATTTGTAACAATCTTTATTAGGTGTAAAAGCATCATTAGGTAACACATCTGTCCAATTAGAATCTGGATATTTAACTGGTGCAGATGGTTTAACAGCTCCTTTATTTACAGTCTTATACATTATACGGTTATCTTTTATATTTTTGTTTTTATATAAGAACTCTATTGCTGTACATATTTTCTCATTTTTTGAATTCCATATTTCAAAAGAATAATTTACTAATTCTTGAAAACTGTTAGCTTGAATTGTAATATTAGGTGTCGTATCTGACATAAGAACACCAGATCTAAACCATTTAATATTACCTACTGAATTTACAGGTACTAGTTTTCCGTCTCTATACACCATTGCTGACAATATCGTATTCTCGTCTTTCTTTAATATACTGCCGTCTACTACTTCTTAGTTCTGCTGTATATACTACTTTTTCATCTATTATTTCTTTTATAGTTTTTGTTGATCCACCCATAGTAATACTGTCTGCATTTATAACTAGCTTATATTTTTTACTTACTTCATCATAAAAATACTTCATATAGTTATTACTATCACCAACAGAAAAATCGCCATTTTGACCTAAGTAAATACCTCTTGTAGTATTATTAACACTATCCTTACTTACAGAGTGAATAGCAGAATTAGTGATCTTAAAACCACCAATATTTGCTCCAAAAGCAACTAAATCACTAACATTAACCTTCTCAGCAGTTATAGACTTAGCCGTTATAATACTACCGTTAAGACTGTTATACTGAGTTTGATTAGCTTCTACCTTTTCACCATTAACATTTAACTTGTAATATAACCCATCTTGTCCTTGTACTACTAGTTTGTCAGCTTTAATAGTTCCACCTTCAATTATATCACCTTTAATAGTTACGCCAACTAATTTTCCTGTTATATGACCATCTTGAACAACAAGATCTTTAATAATACCAGAATCTGTAAATAACTTCTTGACAGCAGTAATATTAATATTAGCAAAATCTATATTAGCATATTTAGCATTAGCTGTTTGAGTATCTAATTTCTTAGCTTCTATTTCACCTATCTTAGCTGTTTGTGTTGTTAATTGATTTGTTGTTAGTTGTTTGAAATTACCATAGTCAGAATTCAAATTATGTATATTAGCATTTATTGAATTTAGATTTTCAGATGTAGTATTCTTAAAAGTTGCCAAGTTAGATTCAACTGAGTTTACTTTTGCATTATTAGCTGTAATATCTTTTTTAATCTGAATATTATCAGTCTTAATGGTGTCAATTTCAGCAGTTTTAGCTTTAATACTTTCAACAGTAGCATTAGTAGCGTTTAATTCATCAGTAAATAGTTTATTGATTCTACCTATTTCAGCTTCCAATTGTTGTACTGAAATCTTATCAGCTATTATAACTTGAAACTCTTGTATCTTATTACCTAATTCTTTAGTCTCTTTACTACTTGCAGCTGGATCTGTTATATTGCCAGTAACTGTTGCTTTATGATTATCAATAGTAACCATAACTCTATCATCCTGCTTAAGACTAACTGTTGTTTCAACAGGAGTTAATAACTCTGAACCATCTAATTTTATGTAATCTTTATTATCTATTTTAACAACTTTGCCATATGCTGCTGTTTTTTTTTCTTCTTTTTTATCATTTGTAATTTTTGCAAATTCTTTTATTAGATCATTATGTATCATATTACCTCCATAATCTACTTGTAAATTTTGCTTTTTCATTAACTATACATCCAGTCTTACAATCTATTGATTGACTTATGACTTTAGCTCTTATATTCTCAAAGCCAGCTCTTTTATAATTTATCATAACACAATCTCCAACTCTTACTGGACAATAACCATGTGTATAGTTGACAACATATTCTACAGAAGACTTTTCTTTTAATATTTTAGTAGCATACTCATCTAATTGTCTTTGTGTAGGATTTCCATAAAAATTAGGTTTAGTGTCTCTATAAATTATTTCTCTACCTCTATTTTGTATTGATGTTGGACTATCAGGATCTTCATTTTTTATTGTAGAATATAATGTCTTATTATTGTCAGAATATACAACATTTACAACATTTGGTATGCCATATATGTCATGATTTACAGAAATATCTGGTAATAATATAGAACTGTTACTATCGTCATAAGTCCATATTGGTTGCATAGATTCTATATTTTGTTTTGGTGAGAATAATATTCTAGATTCATTATCTAGTAAAAATTCGTAAGAAGCCTGGCTTATTAAATCATTAACATATTTTAAACAAGTATCTTCTATATTAGCTATAAAATTATCTTTTAAAACATCATCACTAACATTTGATATAACTGGCGTTCTAGTATTTTCTCTTGCAATCTTATATGCATACTCTAATATATTTTTATCTTTATCCAAAAAGTATCCTATAGGCATTTGCTTTTCTTTTAATTCTATTAATGGTGTATATGCTTCCATAGAAACAGATTTCATTTTACCGTTAAAAGAAGTAGAAGGAGTTTGGGCCAAAAATGTACCCAAACAATATCTATTTCTTACCTTATTTTGAATTGTTACCAAATATACTCTTATATAAGATTCTTTAATTGCGTCAGTCATGTTTATAGAAGCTGAACCTAAAGTTTCTGCAGTAGAATCATACTCTATTGTACTAGATATAACATTTTCTAGTTTTTGTGTATCTGTCCATAACACGGGATCAACCAGATAATATTCAAATGTCTGTTGCATAGTATTTGACCAATCATTCATATTAAGCACCACCTTCAACCCTAGTTATATTAAATGATACTGGTATAACTAAATTATCATAATCTTGACTAAATGATACATTTATATGAGCCCAGTATCCACTACCAGAAGGTTCTCTAACATATACTTTATCAGTCCATATAGCAAGTCTTCTTAGAGCATATAATGTATCTTTATCTTCTTTAGATATCTCTACGTTCCATACAGATGATTCACCTAATTGTGTTCCATAGTAAACTACTGGATGTTTTCTACCTATATATGATACCATCTCATTATCAATAGAATGATTATCTGATACTTTGATATTATATGGTATAGACACCATTGAACCAGACCATGATGGAGGTTCAATGTTATTCTCTCTTTTTCCATCAAAGACAGACCATTCCTCATCCCATTGAATGACTACTGATATTCCATTTACTTCAACACCAGCTAAATCATTAAAACTTATAGCACCAGTATTTGTATCTTGAGCAGCTATTCTATAACGTGCATAATCTAAAGATGGATGTGGATCTGTTATTGTAGTAGAATTATTATTAGTTATTCCAGATGCTATTTCTGTAAATGTACCATCAAACTCTCTTCTATATACTGATAATGTTACATTTTCTGTTAATGTACCATCTGACTTCATAGAGTATGGTATTATAGATGTTGTATAAGAATCTTTATTTATAGATATTGAGGCGTCTAATTCATACTCAACATCGTTCCAATCAGGAGTTATAATATGACTTGCTTCTGCTATTAAACCAGTATTCATAGCTGCTGAACAATTTATAGTATACTCAATATTTGGTTCTAAATTAACACTCTTAGCATCCATTTTTAATACTAATGCCTGATTAGTATTAAAAGTTTTATTATATACATAATCACCTTTGTTAATAGTAACACTTTGACCAAATTCATTTATTGTTGTATACGATTCATTAGCTATAATATTAACAGAATAACTTAAAGGATGTTGTGTGTTAGGTGAAGTTAAACCATAAATATAGAATGGAAATGTATGTAAAGTATCTATAATATTACCATTACCTTCTGGTTTATCTGTTACAGATAATTGTAATATTGGTTTTGCATTTATATTAACAACTCTTTGAACAGACCATTTACCAAATGTTTTTGTTATACCTGAAGTTCTTACTTGCCATTTTAATTCTGTACCTTCTGGAAATCTTGTTGTTATAACCTTGTATTCACTTATTTTTTTCTCTTCATTTTGAAGTTGTGTTCTTTTTACTGTTGTATCAGGTTGTATTAGTACATCATTAGCATACATTCTTATTTCGGCGAATGTTTCATCTGAATTATCTTCTGAATTATGTTTCCAATAAAAGTATAAATCCTCTCCTACAATAGCTGTATTATTTGAAGACCATGTTGTAGGTGCTTCTGGTGTTGTACCAAGTACACATGATACTATATCAGACCATTCAGAGTTACCATTACTATTAGATGCTCTTATTCTGAAATAATATTCCTTACCTAGAGTCAAACCTGATATCTCAAATTTAGTATTATTTATTCCATTTTTAGTTTGAGTCTGTTCAGTCTTGTCAAAGTATTCTTTATTAGTAACATATTCTATTTCATATGTTTCAGCATTGTTTACTTTCTCCCATTCCAAGTAAACAGATATCTCTGTAACAGAATAATTATGAGGTTTGCATTCTAATATCTTTTCTACTTTAGATGGTTTTGTTCCAACTTGACTCGATAGGTCAGACCAAGAACTAACATCTGAACCTCTCTTTGATCTAGCTCTGACTTTATAAGTTCCACCAGCTGGTACTTTAGTATTGTATTCGACATACTTAAGATTAGTATTTATCTTAGCTGAAAAGATACCAAGACTAGTAGAATTATCTTTTATGATTTCAAACTCCATGCATTCAGCATTAGTCTTTTTTAAATCAATGTTTTCCATGAATATTTTTAAATTATAATCTTTTATTTCCACAGAAGGAGCATTAGGTGGATATGGAGGATTATTAGAAAAATCATATTCCATAGGAGGAGACCAACAGTGATCTCCCCAATATAATTGTTCATTATTTTGTCCATCTCTATATGTTTCTGATAATCCTAAAACTGTTACACGAACTTTTTGAGCTCTTTCTGGTGCTGAATATTCACTGGTTCTATATTCCCATTCAGCTCTCTCAGTTGTGCTTTCATTACCAATAGACCAATGTCCATCAGCATAGTATAGCCAACGAACTTTGTAGTTTTTAACATGTGGTCTATCAAAGTGATATGTACAAAACATTGCTCTACCAGTAGTATCGTCTGCTTGTAGACCAAAAGTATCTATTTTAGGTAAACCAAAATATCCTTGCTGATTATTATATCCTCCTGATTTTGGTTCACTAGTATTCGAACCACCAGAACCTGAACCACTACCACCATTACCATTTAATTTTAATACCTGTCCAACATATATACGATTACGATTACGAATTCCATTTAGTTTTACAAGAGTATTGATTTTAGCCTGTACTGTATTACCTGATATACTAGAAGATATATTTTTACCAACACTACCACTACAAATTCTAGTAAGGGTGTCTCCTCTTTTGACTTTATATGTAGCAACTGACATAGTTTATCTTCTCCTTTCTATTCTGGCAGCATTTACTAACTCACCAACAGCATATTGTATATTACTTCCATCATCATATGTTATTCCATTTATATTATAGGTTGTATTATTTGTATTACCTATGTTTTTATTCAAATTATTTAATGCATTTATCATCTCATTTTGACTTTGTCTTCTGCTTACTATTGAAGCACCAACATTTAGATTAGTGTTTAGATATTGTTTATCAAATAAACCATTTATTTGTCTCGCTCCATTTTCTAATTCACTCATATCTAATACAGGTCTTATAACTGGTTGCTCACCAAAGTTCATATTCATTTCATCATTAATATTATTTATAGATTCTTTTAAACCTGTTAATGCTTCATTACCTAAATTATATGAAGTTGATTTTATTGTAGAAGTATAATCTTTTATACCGACAACCATGCCTTCACCGAAGTAATTACCAAGTTTCTTTGTTTCTTTAGATGGTGAATTTGATCTTATACTCCATTTTAAAGCGCCTAAAGAATCTTTTCCCAATTCGCCAGCAGCTTGTGCAGCTTGATTTATATAAGCTCTTATACCATTTATAAATCCAATAGCAAACCATCCGCCAGCATTGTATGTATCACCATTATTAATATGAGTATATAAACCTTGTAAAGCATTATAACTTATAGTACTAGAAGCATTTTTAATATCTTCATTTTTTGTATTTAATCCATTAGCAAAGCTGATAATTAAGTTAGCAGCAAGTTCAAACATTCTATTTTTAACTTGTTCATTACCAATTTGTGATATTTGTTCAGCTATAGAATTAACTGCATTAGTTAAGGCTGTTTTAGTATCATTTGATTGTAATCCTTCAGTGACACCTTTTGCACCAGCAGTACCTATAGCTTTAAGACTATCATTCATTGCTGTTATCTTATTCATGTCATCTTGACTAATTGAGCTTAGAGATTCTTTTATGCTTTTCATTTTATTTAGGTTATTAGTTAAAGCATCTTGATCAACTGTACCCATAAGATTAATGGCAGCTATCATATTTGACATAAATGTATAATATGATTCTGAGAATTTAATAATTGAATCACTTTTAGTATTATCTAAGCCATCAGTTAATGTTTTTATCTCTTTTATGGTATTAACCATAGTTATAAGATTTTTAGATGTATTAGTGATTGTCTCTGAATTTATATCTTTTGATTGTTCAGCAAATTTAAATAAACTTGAACCAAGTTCTGGCATTCTATCTGTGAAGTTTTTAATAATATCTACTTTCTCTAATTTACTTCCATTAGTACCGATTAATGGACCAGCAGTTTTAAGATTTGCAACTGCTTCTGTAATGGTCTTTATAGCATTAACAGATGATGTTACTTTTTCTATCTTATCTTTCCAGTTATCAGCTTGATATATACTATCTGTTTTATTAGAAAAGTCATTCATTCCAAGTGCTAACTCAGGTAATATATCTGAGAAAGATTTTATAGAAAAGCTTATATTTGAAGCTTGTGTAAATATATTAGAATTTTGTGTTAATTTATTTGCTATATCGGCTAATTTGTCAATAGCAATAATACCTTTATCAACAGCTTCTGGTTTATAACCTTCTCCTAAATTATCACTAAATTTTTTTAATCCCATAGCTAGGTTTGATATATTATTAGTAAAATCTGTAAATGATATAGAATCAACTAATGACTTAAATATACCTTTTTTTGCATTGATTTTATTAGAAGCTTCTGCTAATTTTTCTATAGCTGTAGCTGCTATATTAACAGTATCAACGTTTATTTTATGCTTGCTTAATTCATCATTAAACTTACCAAGACCAATAGCTAAATCTTCTAACTCTTTTCCAAATTCTTTAAAGTTCTTCTTTGATAAGAAATTAGCAACTGAATTTAAGAACTTGGCTTCAGATAATGTTGCTACAGCATTTGATAATAGTTGTGTTTTTGTTACTAAATTATCAGATAAAGTAGATATAAAATCTAAGAATGGTTTAACACTCTTAGCAAAAGCACTTAAATCTAAACCAAATAATGTTAATGTACTGAAACCGGTTATTTTATTTAAGAAATCAGTACCAATCATACCTAGAAGACCTTTTAATAAATTAGATATCTTATCCCCAAAATTATTAGGTAATTCAGAAACCATTTTAATGAAATCTTTAGCTTTATTAGCAAAACTAGATAGACTTGCACCAATATTTGGTAATGAGTTAAATGTTCCTTCTGCTATTCCTCCAATAAAGCTTCCTATTATTTTACCTAATACATTAAATATAATACTTACTAAATTTCCACCATTTTGTATAAATTCTTGTAGATATGGTATTTTACTTAGAGCACCAAAGCCAGCTAATATTAAACCAATTTCAGCAATGACTAAAGATATTATACCTATATTTTTCATTATTGGTACTATAGGTAATTTGAGTTTACCAATACCCATAAGTAATACACCAAAACCACCAATAGCTAATTCCATTTTTAATAATACATCTGGATCTAGTTTTATTCCACCAACACGATTTACATTCTCAAATATAACTTTAAATAATTCTGAGAATTTATCTACTAATCCTGGTATTTTTGGTTTAAGAGCATCTATAGCTTTAACAATAACATCATATAATAAGTTTACAATTTGTGGTATGAATTTAGATGCCATTTCTAAAGTATGAATTAAAGTAACAAATAATGTGTCTACGAATTTCTCAGAAACTTGTCCAAAAGCTTCAAACAAATTGAACAAGATATTCTTCAACTCTGGTAAACTATCTTTTATTACTTTTAATATTTCTATAATACCAATTCCTATTTGTTTTATAATAATAGGTATTGATTCAGCTACTGATTTTATTATATTTTTGAAAGCTTCACCTGCTCTTTTTGCATTTTCACCACCAAGTACTGACAAACCAGATATTGCTGTAGCTAATAAGAACATTCCTGAACCAAGAGCTAATACTGAAGCAGAGAATAGTAACATTACTTTAGATAAATTAAATAATGATTTATATAAGTTTAATCCATCTAATATTTTAGCTATTACAACTAATGTAGTTAAAACACCTACAAAAGCTCCTATTCCACCAACTATAGCTTGCCATCCTATTTGTTTATATAATGCTAATGCACCAGCAAAAGAAAGCATGAATGATATTATAGCAAATCCTGATACACCTATACCAAAACTTAACTTTATTAATCCCCAAGATATAGAACCCATATTTTTAGAAATTCTTCTACCATCCAATTTTTGCCAAATTTGCATAGCTTTAGCCATACCATATGAAAATCCTAATACAACTAATAATGTTGTATCTAATATGCCAGCTGCTACTAATAAACCTTGTAAGTTATCTTTTGCAATATTCGATAGGTTAGCTATTACTTGACCAACACCCATGATTAATGCTGCCATATTTGCTATTTGCCAAACGTCTATTGCTGAACCTTTAGCTTTATTACTAATAGTCTTAGCTAAGATAATAAACAATCCAATAGATGCAGTTAATGAAATAAGACCTTTTGCTATATCACCCCAGCCTACATCTTTAAATGTTTTCATAGCATTAGCTAAACTAGCAACTGATTCTATAGCCATTGCTAAAGATTTAGCACTGATTAAACTTTGTGCTAATTTCTTAATATTTGTCAATAGTGATACTGGATTAGCAAACATACTAGGATCAACTTGTTGATCTATTGTTGTTTTATTTAAGGTTGCTATACCTGCTAAAAGAGCACCTGTAACAAGTACTATACCAGTTATAGCTTTATAAATAGTGTCCCAATTCATATCATTATATGGTTTTACTATGTCTGAGATTTTGCCCATTATCTTTATTTCAGCAAACAATGTCATTAATTTAGTTACAGATATAGGTTTTACTTTGTTCATACCTAAAGAGAACAACCATAGTTCTCCCATTAATGCACCTATAGCAGTTATAGATTTAGCTAAACTAGAAAATTTTATTTCACTAATATTCTTTACAGTTCCAGATAAACTACGCAAAGCAAAAGATAATACTAATAAGCTACCCATTATTTTAAATAAACCTACTTTAGAATTAGATTTACTAATATTAGTTAAACCAGACATACTGAAATTCTTTTCAATTTTACCAATTGATTTACCAATTGCAACTAAGAATAATCCTAATTCTGTTAGTATAGCACCCATAGCTGTAAAGCCTTTTATTAACTGATTTTTGGTCATTCCACCAAAATCTTTAACAACCCCAGCCATTATTTTTAATGCTATAGACAATATTACCAAACTTGAAGCTATCTTATTAAAAGCATAATTAGTTTTATGTATATTTTCGCCTATCTTTTCGTAACTTGTTGTACCATTTGGAAATGCCATATTCAATAGTTTTAAGAATCCTACTAATTCTGTTAATAATGCTCCTATAGCACTTACGCCTTTTATAAGTTCATTCTTACTTAACTTTCCTAAATCTTTAACTGTACTAGCCATTATTTTTAATGCTATTGCTAAAGATATTAGACCTTTTATATTAGATGTGGCCATAGCTGCTTGTGGTGTTATTTTATTTACATATCTTGTTAGAATTTCCATAACAGCCATTAAAGCTAATACACCTCTCATAGCTTCACCATTAGACATGCTAGATAATATGACTACTGATTTAGCAAGACTCTTAACAGCCCAGCTAATGCCTAATAATACTCCAATTGTCTTTGTAGCATTAATAACAGAACTACTAGATTTAGCTATCGCTTTAAAAGTTAAAGTCATTCCAGTGAATAAAACAGCTATTGCAGATAGTGCATTTTGAAGTTTGTCTTTTTCTATACCAGATAATGATACTAAAGAGAATGCTAATATACCTACAGCTATAGCAATCTTTAATATGACATTAGCCTTAATAGTTGTCTGTAACATTGTTAATGTTTTTTGCAAACCTTCTAATACTTCTTGTATATTACCAATAACTTTTTTAACATTTTTGAATATATCTACTTTAACTAAAGGTTTATTACCACCAAATAGTTCTTTAAAGAATTTTCTTATTTTTAATACTATACTTCCGATTAAGACTTTAATTAATAAATCTCCAACTTTTGATGCATCACCATTTTTAATAGAATTACCTATAGACTCAAATATCGAATGAAATGCATTCTGAATAGTTGTAGCTATAGTTTTTACTATTTTAGATATAGTAGTTCCTAAATATGTAAAGAAATTCTTTATTCCAGTACCAATATGTGTTAATAATTTTGTACCGACTGTTGATATAAACTTAGATAATGCCATAGTAGCTTTGGCTAATGGACTTAATATAGATCCAAAACCGTAAAGCTAAATTTGTAACTATACTTAAAATTTTTTCTAGATTTTTTGAAGATAATATATGCTCTTTAATCCATAATCTAAAACTATTTATTAAATCACCTATATTGCCAGTTGTCTCTAGAAGATTAAAGTTTAACTGTTCTAGTATTACATTAACAAATCTAATAATAATTTGTGATAAGAATTTTATAATATCAGCACCTATACCTAATATAGAGAATAAACCTCTAAATGTTCGCATAATATGTTCGGCATTTCTAGTAGTAAAGTTTTTTAAACTCTCAGTTATTTTATTGAAACCAGCTATTAAATTAAATAATTTGTCACCATTTAAAGGTTCAAAAACTGCTCTAAAACCATCACCTATAGCCTTAAATACTGTGTATATGGCAGTACCAATATTTGTTATACTTCTAAATATCAGAAAACGGCCATTAAGATTATCTAAATTTTTAACTAATTCGTTAATTGGTATACCTGTTTTTCTGAACAGTTCAATCAATTGTGATAAAGATTCTGCTTGTTCTTTAGAATAACCTAAATTTAATAATTGCTCTTTATTAAAAGTTGTTAAAGACTCTAAATATGCTTCTTGTGATTCAGTGTTAAGAGCAGTATTTCTGGCAATTTCTTGCATAGTTCTAACATGTTCTCTTAGTTTTTCTATTTCATCATCATTATATCCTTTAGCTTTTAATTGATCATTAGTTAATTCACTTAGTTCTCTAATTGCTGTAAATTTTTCTCCAATTACATCATTAAGGACATCATAGTTCTTTTCATTAATATCTATTAATTTATCAGTTTCATTTGTTAACTTTTTTGTAGTTTCAGCTGCTTTTTCGTCTAATCTAACTTTACTTTTTAATTTTTCATTTACTAAATTTTGAGCTTTAGCATAGTCAAAACCTTCTTCAGCTAACTTTTCAAAACGTTTCTTGCCACTTCCATAGTCGCCTTTTAGTATTGAATCTACTACTTTTTTATAATCATCCAATGATTTTGTAATTTGTTCTATTGGTTTTGAAAAAGTTTTAAAACTTGTCATTACCTTATCAACATTTGTTTTTAAATCTTTAAAAGATTTAGACAATGCACTGTTTAATATTTTATTTCTAGCATCAGCCATAGTGTCTATAACTTTGTTTATAGCATTACTTATTGGTGTTAAAATTCTCTTTGCTTCATCTATATCACCAACTAATATTTGCCATGTTTGTGCCCAACCAGACTGTGCTGTTTCTTTAGCTATATCAAATACTTGTGTTAATTTACTAACATCTCCAGCTGCTGAATAAGCTCTCTTACCTAATTCTGTAGTTTCATCAGAATATTTATTAAGAGTCTTAAGTAAGACTTCTGATGTCAACCATTGTTCCTTAAGACCGTCCTTAAACATACCTTGTAAATTAAGTGTCTCTTTACCAGCCGTATACATGTCTTTACCAGCAACTTTAACTTTACCCATTGACACAGCTGTATCAATTAAATTCTTCTTGAAATCAACAGTAGCCATGTTAGCATTCTCTATTGACTTCCAGTCTATCATTTGTACATAACCCATTGACAAAGCTTGAGAGAAATTGTACATTGCTCTAGATGCTTCTTCAGCACTTGCTCCAGAAATAGCAGCCTCATTACTGATACCTTTGATAGCTCCTACAGCATCTTTAAGGTTTACACCAGCGTTGGTGAACTTACCTATATTTTGTGTCATATCTGAGAATGTATATATAGTTCTATCAGCATATGTGTTCAATTCATCCAAATATTTATTAACAGTTTGAACACTTTCTCCAGTTGAAGACATAATTGTTTTAACAGAATTCATTTTTAATTCATATTCATTAAAACCTGTTTTAACTGGATCAATAGTTAATGCTGACATCATATTCTTACCAGCATTTATTGCAGAGTTAGTTATGTTAACTAAAGCTGTTGTACCGGCAATTTGAAGTGCTGAGAATTTTACTTTAATAGCATCTACTGCAGATGATAATGGATCTAATTTGACATTATTAATACTTTTACCTAGTTTATCAACATCATCAACTTCTTTTTTAAAACCTAATTTTTGTTTAAGTTTGTCTAATGTTGACATAGTGCCTTTTACATTTTGCTCAAATTGCTTATTGTCAAATTGTAATTGAACTACATTTTCATCGATTATCTTTCCCATTTTTATTTAGACACCTCCTTCCAGATCTCTTTTGCTAATTCTTCGAATAAAGGTTGTATAGCAGGATTTATATAATCGATGCCTTCGACCCATCCACCATTTTTTGTACCATGCCCATATTGTAATATTATAGCTATCGGCACATCTTGATTTCTATTACTGTTTAAGAAACTTAACTTAACAATATCGTTTTCTCTAGTTATTTTATAACTCCAAGACTCAGAGGTTTTTCCTGTATCTTTAGGTGTAGCTTCTCTAAGGGCGTCTACACCTTTCATACCATATTTATTAAGTATACCCATGTTAAATGGTTCCTTAATTCTTTCTAAAAAAGAGGTAAGCTTATCAAAATTACCTCTTTGTTTTAGTGTTATCATATATTACCCCCTAGTTTTTAATTGCTTTTTCCTTTGTGCATTTAGATGTTGATATTTAGAAATAAGATCATTAGTACTTACCTTTTTAGGATCTTTATTATATTCTTGGCATACTCTAATTAATGTTAGCAATCTATTTATATGCCATCTTTGACATTCCATTGGTATTCCTAATTCTATCATCCAATAATATATCTCTTCGGATGTTATTATTTTCTTTCTATTATATCTTGGATTGTCATCCATACCAAAAGTAGTAGCTGTCATTTTCTTTTTTATATAATTATCTATTTTGTTCAAGTTATTTTTATCTAAAGAATAATAAATTGTAGGATCAACATTTTGTGTTATTGTCATGCATCTTATATAGTCTATTGTTTCTTCTAAAGTTTTATCTTCCGTACTTAAAAATGATTTTTCCCATTTGGATTCCCATTTAGATATTGATACTAATGAATGCTCTAAAGTTAAATCTTGAGATTTTGTATATATAAATTCATTTTTTTCTTCATTAAACAACTCCGTACCTTCAATATGAATATCTAACATCTTTTACTCCTATTACTATTTTATTTCCTCTTTCATTTCAATATTAGCAACAGCATCATTTAATTTCTTTTCCAAATCTTTTGGCATTATACCTTGAATAAAATTTGAACCAGCTTCTGCATTTAATGCTAATTCTGAATAAAGTTCTGAAAAAGCTTCTGTTTGAGCGAAGTCATCAGCTAATCTATGACCATCTTTATCAACTTTTATGAAGCTCTTACCATCTTCACTCTTTTCGCCATATGATAATAATATCAAATCTTTAAAAACTTTAATTAATGAATGTAAATCATTAGTGTTAACTAATTTCTGAACATATTCACCAAATCCACCTTCTTTACTTAATTCCATATCAATTGCTTCTGCTTTTGATAAATTGAAGTAATATTTCTCTTCTCTTTCAACCCCATTATAATCTGTATATTTAATATTTTTTACTAACATTTTTTATTCTCCTTTATTTTTTATTATTTTATTTTTATAAAAAGAAGAGGACATCTGAAAAAGATATCCTCCACATTATTAATATAGTTTATGCAAATGCAGCAGCAACTTCTGCTGGTGTTGGCATCTTAGCATCTGCTGTGTCACTACCATAAACGATCTTTTCGAAAGCTTCTAATTTTGTTTTATCAGCTTTTGTTGAATCAATTACAATAGTTGCAGTAGGTTTCATTCCTGGTACTTCTACTGGTGTAGCTTTTAATGACCATGAGAATGTAACTGCTGATGGACTATCATTAACTGTTGAGTATTGTTTTTGTGATGGTGAAGCAATTGCACCATAAATTAAATGAATTTTGTATCCTGCATCTGGATCTGTGTCTGAACCAACTTTAGTTTTGTAAACTAGTCCAAAAGACAATCTCTTTTGTTGTCCAACTGTAACACCTTTAGCTAATTCAGTTTCACCATTACACTTTGAAAATTCTTCAGGATAAGTATAAGCTTCTATAGTAGCAGCATAATCTTCTCTTGATAATAAATTAACATATGTTGTGTTATTAGCATATAATGGTGTTGTTTCTGCACCTGTTGGTGATTCAGAAACTGATGTTAAACCATTCCATGCAACTCCTTTTTGATATGCTCCACTGTTGTATACAAATAGAGCAGCATTACTTACACCTGTCTCGTAAAGTCTTTCTCCAACTTTATCCCATTCTAATTTCTTAGGCATATTTTCCTCCTTTTATTATGCATATATAGTCAAAACATCATGATTCAAACCATTTGAAACATAATGACGATTATATGATGTATTTTCTAAATTTAATATTTTTTTTATTGCCTGATTATCAGGTCTTTTGTCTATTATTGTTATCATATATCTATCTTTCATTATATATGAACGATTATTAGCATATTTGATATTTATATTATCTTTAGTATATATCAACGCTGGATATTCGATTTTAATATTTTCAGGAGGTTGATAATATATATTATTATTTTCAAATATTTGTTGGAATATTTTATGTAATTCTAACCTTGTCATAATTTAATTATACAAACCTCCTAATGTTAATATCAATCTTGGATATTGTACTTCAATCGAATTCACTTGCCATTTATTATTCATAAATTTAACATATGCTATCTTCTCTATATTATTGTTTATGTATGGATCAGATATTATACTGATTGAATTATTTAATGTTAATTTAGAATTTACTGTATCAGAATTATTCCTATTAACATAATTTCTTATTATATCACCATAATATTTCTTTTCAGTTATATGACCATCTTCATAATATCCTGGTTCCACTTCTTTTGTTTCAATAAACCCTATGAAGTCACAATATTTATTCATTAATAACCTCCGTTACTATACAGCAGCTTTCTTTAAAACAATTGCTGAATGAGGAACTGTTAATGCACCTGATGCTCTTGTTTCAATTAAGTATTTTAATTGGTTGAAGTCAATATCGAAGTCATCAAACATATTTATAGATCCACCTTTATCAGCACCCATTGTATAGTCTGCTAAGTTTACGATTACACCATAAATATCTTTATATTTTTCGCCTTCCATTTCTGGAATAGTAACAATTGATTCAACTCTTAATGTTCTTGCTAATTTGTCAACATCCTCATAAATTAATCTACCATTTGTATCTTCGATTAATAACAATTTTGTTAACATATCTTCTGTAGTAAATAATGTTGGTCTACCACTACCTTTGTAATTCTTTCTAGCTTTAATAGCTGCTCTGATAATTCCTTTTTCTAAACTATCATTTTCTTTTGTAGATTTGAAATCTTGATTATCTTTTACTTCATATTTGATTGTATACAAATCATCATCAGATACGATAGGTCTGATATTTTGTTCATTTATTTTGTTAGGATCTGATAATTCTCTTCCATCACCTAATAAAATTGATAAAGCCAAATCTTTATCTAATTGTTTTCTCATTTCAGCTTTTTGCCATGCTACTACATCAAAATCTGTAATATCAACAACATCATCTCTATCAATTTCATTTTTAATATATACTGTTGTAGGTGTTGTTACTCTGTTTAATATAGACATTTTAATATCTGTCTTTTCATTACCTTTGATGTATCCTTTAGCTCTAGCTTCTGGTTCTGTCATTTTACCAAATGTTGTTTTTACTCTTGAAAATGGTGTATGTTTGATTTCACTCATTACTTTATCAACCCATTCTCTATTTCTTTCAATCATCTTTGGTACTTTATTTAATTCAGTTGCATCTGGAAATAATTTTGATATACCATCAATATTATTAATTGCTGCGTGTTGTAAGAAACTTTCTTTTAAAGATCCAACACTTGTTTTCTTAGCGTCTCTAATTATTTCGCCAAATAATTCAGCATGTTGCAATACTTCATTTGTATCGTTGTCGAATATGTTATGTTTCATATTTTCTTCCCCTTCTTCATCATTTTCTTCTGTTTCATTATTTTCTTCAGCTTGTTCAACGGCCATACCTATTAAAGTAGCTACCATATCTTTTTGTTCATCAGTCAATTCATCAAACATTTTTTGGTAATCAACTGTTTCATTTTCTTCAGAAGTTTTTTTATTGTCCACTTCTTTGTCCTCCTTTTCATTTTTTGTTTCTTCAGAATGGTTTATCTCTTCAGATTTATTTGCTTCTTGATTATTATCTTGTTTGTCTTCAATAACATTTTCAGCATTATTTTTATCATCATCAACAACATCGATTTTACTATTATTATATATAATAGCTTCATCATCAATAATAGAACCATCTGAATGCATAACAATATTATCTATATATGCACCTGGATTAGCACCAGCTAATACTAAACTGACTTCTCTAATACATCCATGAAAAACATTATTATTATTAGTTTTTAGTTTATTAGCATATATTGATAAACTTTCAATGTCACCATTTTTAACTAACTGTTTAGCAGCTTTTCCTGAATCAGTATCATTAAATTTGCAATATGCATAGACACCACTATCACGATTTTCTAAATATGCATGACCTAAGACTTCATCTACGCTATCGTGTTGATGATTCCATACTAAAGGAACTTTACTTCCATCATTTTCTATGAAAGCATTTTTCTTTATTGTTTTACCGTCGCTACATAATATATCATTTCTTGTAGCCCAGCCACTAAAATCATATTGTAGTTTATTCATAATCCTCCTCCATTTCTTCAGTATTATAATTTGGTTGAATTGGATTTTGTTCAACCATTGTTTGTTGAGTAGGCATATTACTGTTTATTAACATATCTGATTTTGGATCATCTGATGGCTTTAATCCTAATACTTGTCTAAACTCATTAGATGACATTATTTCATTTCTTGTAAATTTATCAGCTAAGTCTGCCAAACTATCAACTGGAACCAATGAGAAAGAATCTCTGAAATATAGTATTTTATGATTTTGTGTTCTAGCTGTTTTGGTAAGAAATTTTCTATTCATTTCTTCAATTATGGATAATATTATTGGTTTGATAGTTCTTGAATAATAATTTGCCATTATTTTATTATCGGCTGTACCATCTAATATTGCTTGTGTTATACCTAACTGGCTATAAAGCATACTCGTTAAATATTCTATTTGCTTCATTAAATTGTTTTCAACCGGTCTATTTAATTGGGTTATCTTTTCAGTACCATCAATATAAGCAATTCCATATTTACCATTAGCTAGTTGTTCTTCAATATTTCTTTTCCTTTCTTCGGCTTGATTTTTTCTAAGATCTGATTTAACAATATATGGTAATTGAACTATTAAATCCAATTTTCCAGAATTAGTCTTTTCATCAACTGTATCTAATAGAGCCAATTTTCTTATTAAACGTTGTAGAGTTGAATTTGGTTCGTTCATTATAGAATACAAGGGATTCTCTATTATACAAACTCTTTTTTTGGGAACAATAACATCTTCTCTTTTTCCAACATTTTCATTATACACATTGACTTTGACTTCATTAGGATACCATTCTATTATCTTACCAGTTCTCATACTTAATATATCTAAAGACTCCGTATTATTTGGATTAAATTTTAAATCTACTGGAACTACAGCTACACAACCTTCATCAAATAAAGACATTACAATATCTTGTAAGAAATTTCTTGATGTTTGATCGATGTTAGCTTCTAGTTGTAAACAATTATTTAATCCAGAATCAACGACTTCTTTAAATCGATTATTATTATCTGTTTTACAATGTTTTATATCAATAGACGATACATCTAAAGCTATTCTATTGAATACAGATGTAACAATAGATCTTTCATTAAAAACAGACATACGCGTTCGGTCAGGTCTTATATATGAACCTTGAATATATGAAACTTTTTCATTTTTGTTATTGAATACGTTCCATGCATTCTTAAACCTTTGTGTTATATTTAATGCCACATATACCTCCTTTCCTATTCGTAATATTCTTTATTTATTTTATATGCCACATAGGCATCTAATAAAGCTGATATTGAATCTATTTTCTGATCATGTCTTTTTTTTAATAATTTTTTATTGTTATTGGAATCAACTGAAACTATACAATTACCCATTGTATAAGTTATAATTTTTTGACTAAAATCTAACTTTCTATCTTCAGCTAATTTCTTGATTTCACCTAATGGTACAGATTCTGTTCTAGCACCTTGTATAACTTTTTCAATTCCAAATTGTCCATTTTCTTTGGCCCATCTTTCTATAAATTCTTTAGCATTATATGGGTCAAATCCAACTGAACGTATATCAAAATTATTAGAAGTTATAAAATTATCTAGGTCATCATATACATCCATCATATCTAATACTGTACCAGGCATAATTATTAAGCTACCTTCTTCTATAAATTCCTCATACTTTACTCTTAAAGCTGGTTGTAATTTCATTAAGGTATATTCAGATATATAATTTCTAGTTATAAAACCAAAAGTTCCATGTTTTAATGGAAATAGAAAAGAGAATGCAGAGAAGTCATCACCTTGTGATAAATCCATACCAAGTGAACATGGTAACTGCCAATATTCTCTTGGTCTATGTGGTAGCGTTTCTTCATATGTAAAATAATATGTATAACCTTCCATAGGAATACCGAAACGTTTTGCTAATATATCATTTCTTGTAGCAGGAGCTTTTTCAGCTCTTTCAACATCTAATTGATATGTTTCATAACTAACTGTTTTTCCTATATTAGGATTTGCTTTCATCCATGTAGATGGATCATTTACTTCTGATACATCATCTAATTTGTACCACCATATAGAAACATGTGGATTAATATATTCACCTTTTAATATATCCATTAACTCCATTTTTATAGTGTCACCAGGACCATTTCTAACTGTTCCTTCTGAACTAACAGCTAAAATAACATAATTATTGTTATTGTTTTTGGAAGCACCTTGTTCTAAGGCACCAATAACATCCTCATATATATCACCTGATAACCATTCGTCGACAGTATTTATTGTTGAATTTAAACCCTGTAACTTATCTATTCTCATAGGTCTTATTTCTAGTAATGAACCAGTTAAAAAGTTTTCTATACCCTTTTTTGTTGATGCTAATTTAACTTTATTGACTATAGATCCTTTTGTATTATTTATTGAACCATCTGTTAAAAATTTGAATAGAGGTCCCTTACTTCTTGTTATGGCTGTTCTTATTGGAGATAGACATTCTTCAGCTTGTTTCATAGTTGGAGCTGTATGTATTTGGTGTGTCGTACTTGTATCTATATTCAAAAAATAACTTTGTATATATGATTCGTATTGAGTTTTTGCAGAACCTCTCGCTACAATTAGATATTGTTTATTAATTAGTCTTCTTTTAACTCTTTCTTGTATGTATCTACCACCATGTCCATCTTCGGAAGGTACATATACACTTCTGTCAATATAATAATACCATCCCAGTAATTGTTCGGCCCATACCTTAAAAATATCTAATAATTTCAAATCTGTTCCATCTGTTAATGTCAATTCATTTTCACAATATTTAATAAAGCCTTCTACTACACCATCATCATAAAAAACTCCAGGATTAGCTATCAAAGAATCAATTCTATTCATTTCCATAGATACTAATTCATTAACAACAATTTCGCCTTTTAAAACTTTATCTCTAAATTCACCATAATATTTTGGTACAGCAGTATTTGATAACATTATCTTTTACCTTTTCCATTAATATTAGGGACATTATTTGCTATAGTTGCATATACCATATCTCTAGCAAATTTTTTAACACCAGCTCCAATAGTATCGTTTATGACAAAACCTATACCTTTTAAGACTTGTTTACCTGTGTTAAGATATTTATGTCTTTTGGCAAATTGCATAGAATTATACCTTTTTAACATATCATTATAGTCAAGTGCTTTTTTCATATCATTATAGGATAAAGTTCTATTTCTTTGTTTTTTATTATTTGAATTTTTATAAGTTTTTTGTTTTGGTGTATTTGTTTTATAAGAACTTTTTCTAATACCCCAACGCATACCAAATACACCTGAATGATATAAGTTATTATTTTCAATCATATGTATCACCTTATTTCTTATTATTTTGTACTTGTTTTCTAAAATGTTTATTTTCTACATAACTAGAATACGTATAAGCAAAAGGATTAAGGCCTATATGAAGAGTAGCTCTCAATCTACTATATCCGGCATTTCTAAATTTATTATAAGCACCAGAATTAAATTGTCCAACTAATAAATTTCTTAAAGTAGTCATACCTATGTTTTGGGTTTTAACGTAATCGACTCTCGATTTATCTCTTAATTTATATGCTTCTAATTTATCCTTTATTTTATTAAAAGCCTTTTCTTGATTCGGATTAAGTGTTTTACCTTCATTTCTGTAAGACGCAATATTAAATTTTTTTTGATATTTTTTTTGTCCTCTTGATTTATATTCGTATGTTTGACCTTTAGCAGCTGCTCTACGCATATGCCATCTCATTCCAAGTACTCCAAAATGATATAACTCATCTGGATTTGTATATGTCCACATAATTTTCATCCTTTCTTTTATTAAATTACTTCTGCTTGAAATCGCCATTCTAATTCTGAAATGATACTATTTATAGAATCTAATATCCTGCTATTGGTTGGAGGATCAAATATTAATCTAGTCTTTAGGTAAACTAAAGTTTTAAAGTTATTTAAATCTTGTCCTTTATATAAACTCCAATCACTTGTTTCATCTATAACTATAGGACTTTTACTTTTTTCATCAATCTGATATAATGTAAATATAACTGTATTGATTATATTTATTAAAGTTGAATCAAAATCTATTATTTCATTAGCAATTCCAAGCATTTCTTTTACATCTTTTAATATCATTTTATTTATTATCACCTCCTACCATAATTTAGTATCACCTGGTTTTCTTTCAATTACTATACTTTGTTTTTTACATTCAAATCCATAATGTATAATATTGTGTGTTTGTAAATCTACACATATTAAATAGTTTGGATTTAGTAAGAAATCTGTACTATTTATAATATCATTTTGAGTTAAGGGATTCATATGATGTATTAAAATTTTATCAAATATTGGATAACCCTCTAAACCCATATTACATCCATTATCTCTCTCAATTATAAAGTTTCTAATTCTTTTCCATTCATAAGAACTATAAAATTTTTGATTTAAAAATCTATCGAAACCAAATGTGTCATCACCAATTTTTCCATTTAACATAAGATAAGACAAACGCTCATCATATGTTTTTAATTGTATTAATTCACTATAACTTTTAATTTTCATTTAAATTACCACTATAATTTTTCATAGCCTCTATTGCTTTAGTATATAATTCTTCTACTTGCTTAGCTGATTGTAATGCTTCTGTTTTTGCAGTTATTAATTCTTTTTGTTTTTCCAAAATTTCTTTTTCAAGTTTTTCTTTGGTAGATCCTAATTTTAAATAATGTGTTATTACCTGTGATGAAGCAGTGCCTTCTAAAAGTTGTTTTTCAGCCAACTCAGTAGCTAAATATATAAGTTGATTCTCTCTTGACTCAGCAGTTAAGGCTGGTCTCATTTTTGATACCTTCTTTTGTTTAGCTATCTTCTTCACCTCCTATATTTTAGTAATACTTTTATTATACTTTTCAGACCTTGTCAAGGACTATTACTCAACTCATCATCTTATTATATTAAGGAGAATACATTATTTAAAAAATATATATTTAAAAAGGACATTATACTTCGCGCAGGGCTTAACGATTTAATGATAAAAAGATTTTAATAATATAATAACATAGTAAATAGTCCTTGACAAGGTCTGAAAAATACCACTGGGGTTTTTTAAAAGAGCGACCCGATGAGAGGAGGGGGTACATTTTTCAGGGGCCCCTCCCCCGGTCTTTCTTTTTATTTTATACATTTTTTACTACTATTTTTGTATAAATACAAAGAGGATCAATTTCAATTAAACGATCAACAGCTTTATTAAATGCTATTTGTTCTTCTGCATCTGACATTCCAGGTTTTAATTTCAATAATCTAGCAACTCTAGATTGGGAATTGTAACCATGAAGCATGTCAAAGTCTAACCATTTGTCATAATCTTCCATTGGATTGTATGGATTATCATAAGTGGTTATCATGTATTTATCTTCCATTATTATCCTCCTTTTAAATATTCTGATATAGTTGATACAGAAACACCCATCTGTTCAGCTATTTGTTTTAATGTTTTTCCAGAAGCAGATAAAGCTTTTATTCTGCCTACCTGTGTAGAATTAAGTTTTCTTGTTTCTTTTGGCATTGCTCTTTCTCTGAGTATCTTTGGATCTGAGTTATCTAGTATAGTTTTTAATTTACTATCAGATATAGCACCAGCTAAGATAGCATTCCATTCATTGTCATCTATAGTTATAGAACGATCTTTTCTACTCTTAGCACCAACTAATTCTCTATTCTTAGCCATTAATCTAGCATTCATCTTTCTTTTTTCTTCAGCTGTAAGAGGCTTTAGTTTTGGATCATGTACCATATCTCGCTCTCTTTCTATTTCTCTTTGACGAATTTCAGCATTAGTTAATCTATGAGCTTCCCTTTCCAAAGGACTATTCTTTTGAGCAGTATTAAGTTTAGCATTCAATGATGACACTTCCTTAGCAAAAGTGTTAGCTGCCTGTCTAGAATATGCTAGATTTGGTGTGTTAACCATATCTATTCTGGCAGTGTTAGCTAAGTTCTTCATTTTATTTGCAAATTCAGCATAATATCTTTCTATATTTCCGGCATATGGTGATAATAATGTTCTAGCATCATTTGTTTCAGCCATATTCTTTGAAATATCAGTTCCTTTTTCTGCTAAATATGTTATTTTTTTGTCAGGTGACATGATTTTTACAGGTTTCTTAACACTTTCAGTTGTGTATTTAAGATCACCTTTCTTGTTTGTATAGTAGACATTACCTTGATCATCTAACTTTGGCATAGGATTATATTTATTATATTCCTCTTTATTATTCATATTGTAAGTTATATTTTTTCCAGATAATGTGGTGACTGTTTTATAATATGTTGGATTATATTTTTTATAATCATCTTTGTCATACATGTTATATTCTATATATTTTCCATCAATAGTCTTAACTGTTTTTATTCCAGTCTTCTTATCAAATTTATCTACTGGGTGATATAATTTATTATCCTCAGCAGTTATATATACTAATGAACCTAGTGGCTTATTTTTATCGTACCATGTTTTACCTGGTAAATTTATTCTTGCATCACCTTGTCTTTTATCAACACGAATATCACCACTCGATTTAGATATAAGAGTAAATGCTCCACCACCTTCACCAGTTGGTTTTCCATCTTTATCAAATTTAGGTTGATATTTCTTTTGCAATTCTTCTATACCATTATCAGCATAGCTTTGTTTCCAATCTAATTTATGTTTAGGTGCATCAATAACAACCATTGAATGTTTAACCGCTCTTGCTATTTCTTTTTCAGTAGCACCTTGTAAAGTCATATCACTTATTAAATTTGATACTATACCCATATTCTTTTGTTTCTCTGGACCATCAACCATTGGTCTTATTTTTTCGCCATATCTGCTGTAATATACTTCTTTACCATTTTCGATTACTTTCTTTGTGCCATATTCTAATTTATTGTCAAAGTTTTCCAAATCTTTTAAACGGTTTGTACTAATTATTCTTGAAGTTGTGTTAGAACCAGTTGGTATACACATTACTGTATCGCCATCAAAGTCAGCTCCAGATAAACGTTCTGCAACATTATGGTTTATACATACAGCATCTATTGACTGTTTACCAATTCTTTTTATTCCTTGTGGATCTTTATTATTTACTGTAAGTATTGGTATTTCAAATGTACCACCATGTGGATATCTTACTAAAGCTAACTTAGTACCATTTGCATATCCTGGTGCATATATTTCTTTATCTGATAATGTATCACTTGGTATAATAACGTGATATTTTTGTCCTGGTAATGAAGCTGCTTTTAAATCAACAGCATTAGCATCACACTCACTGGCAAATTTTTCCAAATAATATTTTCTTATGGTTGGTACCATTAAAGATTTTATTTGTTCAAATTCTTCTACTTTGTTTTGAATAGCTTTATCCAATTGCTTCTTAACCAAAGACTCTGATTGCTTTGATAAGAATTGTGATGATAAACTGTCAGCCCATTCATTCCAGTCATTCTGATCAGATCTTTTATTTATTAAGCCTAATCGTTTAACACCATGCTCATCAGTATACCATCTTTGTCCACCTTGATCTGCATCTTTTATATTTGAACCAAATGGATTTTCAGGATCATTCTTTATTGGTTTTAATACATCTCTAGGTGCTACTTTGTTACTTTTATTCGTGTGGAATATAACATCGACACCATATGGAAAGTCTTTAGGATCACCATATACAGCCATACCTTTCATATATCTGTCATGATCAACTAATATACGTACTTGTGCATATAAAGATTTACCAAGAGATATATCTTCAACACCAGGTCTTAATTCTATAAGTCCATCACTCTTAGTTCCACCTTCTTCTGAATATTTAATTTTAATTCTGTTTATATCCATACTTTCTGGATATGTAAATTTCTTTTCAAATGTTTCGCCATTATCATAAGATTTATAATCATTAAGTGATTTAACTTTTCCTGGTTCATATATTTCTTTATATTCTTTATCTTTATCAGCTAAAACTTTTTGTGTTGTTTGTTTTGAAGGATTTGATGGGTCTTGTTTTATTCTGCCGACATATAAATTATAACCCTTATTTTCTAGCATTTGTATAGCTATATCTAATTTATCACGAGTTATACCCATATCTTTTTCGACATCTTTACCAACATCTATCATTCCTTTTTGCTTTAATTGTTTTTCTAAATATTCAGCTGTATTTCTTGTCTGATATATTTTTCCTTCTTTATCTTGTTCTAATAGTGTTCTAACACTACTTTCATTAGCCATTCCTAATTTTCTTGCTATTTCAGTAGCACCCATGCCACTTTCTTTTAATTGTTTTATTCTAGCTATTTGATTTATTTTTATTTCATTATTAGCTATAGATCTTTCTCTTCGATATTGTTCTCTTGTTAATCCAAACTCTTCAAAAATATTTGAATCAGTTTCTTTCCAACCGATTTTGTTTTAATTTTTCTATTCTGGCTAAGAAATCAGAACCTCTTTGAAATGCATCTTCTCCAGAACCCCATGGATATCTTCCAGAATGTCCACCATTTAAATGTCCTATTCCATAATGCATCAAACTATCTTCTTCATGTATTCCTAAATATTCAAGAATGTTTTTTGCTATTTTATTCATGAAAACCTCCTTTTTTGTATTTAAGTATCTTTATAATGCCCTCCATTCGAACGAGAATACAGTTTTAAGCCATTTTTATACAAAACTAATACAATTACTTGTTTTAAATATAAAT